TATATGGGATTTTGGCAACATTTGCCAATAGAAAACTGAAGCGGGCTTGATTTTTGTTTTGCTGTGGTTCCTTTTTTATCTCGTGGGCATGTGATTGAAAATTCTCATCTTAATTTCAGAAGTTGCGTCTTCTGTAGTAAAAGGGTCATAAGTTTCAAATCCTACATTTTTGCTTTCAAGAACAATGCCTTTTTTGGCTGTATTCGCTTCTAAAGTTGCCTTATCGGTTGCGTAGGTGGTTTGGTCAACTTTCGTGGCAAGTTTGGTGTTAACTTCGGTCTTTGTGTAATACTGACTAAGGTCTGTGATACCACCAAGTGGGTCAAGATTTTCTTCAGTTCCTACACCTGCTCTAAAACCTGTTTTTACGGCCACATTAGTACCTGCTTTGTAGGTCTTACCTTCAAAAGTAAAATCATTAGTAACATTGAATACATCACCTACAGAACAAGTCAATGCGTAAATTTCCGAAAGACTCGCAACCGATTTTTTATACTTATATACGCCAGCAACAGCAGTATTAATCTGAGAACCAACTGCGTTTACTTTTGAATATAATTCTGCATTTATAGCTTGCTGATTCTTATTTAGAGAGACATCCTGCACTTGTTGTGCTTCAGCTAAGATTCCTTCTTGGGCTGTAGACTTTAATCGTCCTGTAAATTTAATATATACTGGATTCGCCATTTGTTTTTCCTCCTCTCTTTTTAAATTGTGATATCATGTGAACTTACGCTTTGTGCTGATGCGAGTCTAAACACTTCATAAGTAGCACCATTATAAGTTACATTAGTTGACTGCTTAATAAACGGAACATCACTAACACCTTCGCTGGCATGGTAAACACCTTCCTTGTCGGCAGTTGCAAACTTGCCTTTGCCCACACCCGTAGGAATAAGGATATAAGCATACTGTCCATTAGCAAAGGTGAAAGCATAAGTTCCTGCTGCCGATGCGGTAGCAGTCTTTTTGGTCAATCCCGTAACTGCCGAAATTGTTTCTGCTGAATTAACACCATAGTAAACGGGATAGTAGGCTTTGATTTGTGCTGAATACACTACCTTTTTCACCCCATTGTGTGTAACTGTGGCCATGTATCGTTCATCGGCCTTAAGTGTGGCAGTAGTGGCTTGTGCGCCTGTTTTTGATAAATCGGCCACAAGCGTTTGGGCAGTGCCAGCACTATTAGTTAAAGTAATAGAGTCGGCTGCAACATAAGATCCGTCCCACTTAGCTGCAACAACCACCTTAACACTCGTGCCATCTTGCTTATCAACATAAGGTGCTGAGGTGGCAGTGCCATTAACATAAGTGATTACCTCAACTTGCAGTCGGGCATTGTTCTCCTCAGTTATCTTTTTTGCCAAATAAGTACTCTCTGCATCTGTAATGCCCAATCGCTCACCATTAAGGTACAGCTCTTTGGTCATGCAAATGTCAACACGATTGGTGGCAGTGTCATTCTTCGCTGCTGCAACCGTCTTGTTTGCGGTAAAACCAATCATAGTTCCACTCGCAATTTTGTTTAAGTTTGCCATTGTTAAAAAATGATTATATAATGATTAATTAAACCAGTGTAAGCAACTGCTTAAGTTGTTCCACTGTTTTTTCTAAAGCTTCAATCCGTCTAACTTGTGAAGGCTTAATGTCGTATAACGATACTTGTTCGTCACGTGCTTGCTTGTAAAAGCCAATACGTGTAGTAGGCGATTCAAGGTAAAGAGTTGTTTCGCTTAGGCTTTTGTGAACATACACCTCAACCGACCCCGTGTCAGTGTAAAAACCTCTGCCACTTGCAATGCCACTTAGTATTTTGTTAAATAGTGAGAGTGGCATTACTTCGTTTACCCTTTCGGCCGTATCATCAGCCTTTAGCGCAAACACCTCGCCCTCAATGTAAAGTGCAAAAGAGTCCTTACGAACTTCATCGACAATTTTGCTTGTGTCGGGAAACTCCTCACCATTCATCACAATGCGATTGTCGGTGGTAAAGCACAACACCTCGGCAGGCATTTTGTCGCCCAAGGCTTGTTCACGTGTTGAGCCTACATCAACACGCACCTCACTGCCTTCTATGTCTTTCCATGGTTTTTTCATGGCTCTTCACTTTGTTGAGGTTGATACTGCTGAACTTGCTGAGGTTGTTGCTGAATAGTGTCAGTAATATCGGCCAACTGCTTAGCAGTAGTCAGTAATACGGCTGCTTGTCCTTCAGCATTAAATGCTATTGTTGCTAAATAAGCAATAGCATACACAATGGGCCTATAAAGTCTTTCGGGCAATGAAATCTCGCCACTTTTATTTATTTGGGGATTTGACAAATAGGTATAACTACACGCTGATTTACCAGCACATGAATAGGCTTCAAAGCAATAATCGTTATCGCCACTTTCAATGTTCGGAACAAAAGCTAACACAGGCCTTTCGGGGCAACCCCTTACTCCTTCAACTCTACTACGCTGCAAGGCATATTCGGCATCAGTAGGAGTTATGACCTCCTCTTCGGTAACAGGCATCAGCCAATCAGCCATACGGAACGAAACAAGTCGAAAGTAATCATTGGGTACTGCAACTTGTGCATAATAGCGTTTGTCATTATCGAACACCTTATTGTATTCCACATTGGGTTTTTCTACCGTTGTTATGCCCTTACCTATCATGTGAATAGGTGCAGCACCAATAATGAGTTTCGCACCATCTACTATTTTTGACTGAATAATCTCGTCAAGTGCCAGCGTATCATAGTCTCCAAAATCAGACAACATAGTTCCGTCCATATTTTGGTCAATGGCAATGCGTACCTCTTTTACTATTTCATTTACTTTATAATTGGTCATTGTAGTTGTCCTCCATACGTTGGTTCTTCATCACCTCTCACGGCACCATAGAGTTGATTTACTGCGTTCATATTAGCACCTTGTTGCGCTTGTTGCATAAGTTCGGGCGAAACTCCTTCGGGCATCTGCCCTTGCTGCATTTCTTGTTGCTGGCTCTGAATACTTTGTAACAATTGGTCGGCAAACGTAAAGTCGCCCACTTCAAGCAACTGCTGCAAACTGATTTGCCCCGACTGCCAAAACTGAATAAGATAATCGTTGGCTATTTGTCGGTAAACAGGTGTTGCGGTTGACTCTACAATAGATAGGTCAAACTCCGTGTCGCGTATCTTATCAGGGTCGTATTCAATTTGCGTGGCCGAGCGACCTGCAATGTTGTAAGTTCGCTTTTGGTCGTAAAACTGCTGAATGTTTTTTACGTCCTTATAAGCTGCGTCAATTACAAATTGCGAAAAAGAGTCTAACAAATCCAACAAACTTGTTGTAGCGTTCTGTGCCTGTTGAGCATATAGCGTACCACTCGTACTACTAACTCCTTGTCGGCCTTGCAAAGCACCATGCACACCACTAATGTCCTCAAAAAACTTTAGTTGCAAATTCAGCAATTCACTGATACCAATGTTTGTTGAATTGTTCGCCACTTGTGTAGGAGCAGGAACACCAGGCTTAGCATGATACACCACCACACCATTAAATCTTGTCCAAGCATCAGCAAAATCTTCAGGACTTTGGTCGCCCAAACAATCATCTGGCACGAGCAACACACCTTTTGCCGAAGCACGCATTATCCAATCATACAAGGTGATAAGACGATTTGAATAACGCTGCTGGTCTATCACATCTGAAACGAAAGAATGTATTTCGCCATCAATGAACGGATATGCCTTGAACACATAAGGGTGGCTTTTGTGCGCATAAGGTGTTTCGCCCTCCGCTAAAATGTCGCCAAATGGGGTTAGATAATAGTAATACCAATAACTATCAACAAACCATTCTGTTTCAATTAAGGGAATATCATCTACCTCCATTCCTGCTTCACGGCCTTGTTCAATGCGCTGCGCATTTACATCGTCAACAAGTTCTTTCTTGTCTTGAACATCTATTTTGAAAATGTCACCATTATTGTAGTCATGACATCGAATGCGAGGTTTTTGCTCTTTGCGCCACACCTCAATTACACGACAAAGCGACTCATCTGTGTTCAGCAAAAAGTCAAGGTCGTTGCGTTTTGTCGAAACACCAAAACGTTCACGTGTGCTAACAAAAGTTTTTAAATCGTTAGCAGCACGATAAATGTTCGCTAACCTTTCATAATCATCTGGCGATTGTGCAAATTGGGCTACAAGGTCGCCAAATGTGATGTCGTGTATCTCGCCAAGACAAGTAACATCCCAACCACGAAAATCACGCATATTGGTGTCAACAAAAAAACGATTGGGATTAACATAATCCGTCCAACAATCTAACTTGTCGTTGCGCCAACCATACCACTTTCTGTGAACTACAAATGCGCCTACCATATACTCTTCCATGGTTCTTGCATAAAGTTCATTCATGCGGTTGAGTTGCATATTATACTGCAACACGGTTGACATCGTTTCTCCTAGCTTTTGTTCATCGCGGTCGCGTGCGTTGCAAACGGGTTCTTTGCTTTGGCTACGATACACACCTATCACATTGCGAATAAGGCGACGAATAAGATTGTTCTTTAGTGGAATATTACCTTGGCTGCGTATGTAGGCTTCTTCGGTCATTCTACGTTTGCAGCCATTCTCTTCCACTTCAATCATATCGTCCCATTGGTCTCCGTAAGCATAGCGTTTATTGCGCTCACGTTCCTTACGGAAATCGTCCATATTATTCCAGAAAGTTTGTGCCATTGCAAGCACATCATAAGCTCTTGAAGGGTTATGCTTCTTTTCTGCTGCAACGGAATCCATTCCGCCAACGTTATCTGGTTTTACTTTGGATAGTGAGTGCAATTCCATTGTTCTCTGTTAATCTGTAATTTTTACATCAATGCCATTCGCTTTGCCAACTTCAATGATAGTTTCACGTGTGCGAAGTTTGCTCTTAGGTGTGCCAAAGTTTTCGTTTAAATAAGTTGAAGCATCTCCTAACGAATTAAATAGCATTTCTTTTAAAGGTTGCTCTTCCTCATTTTCTTGTACTTCGTTATCACCTTCATGATTATCTGAACCATGTTCATATAACAACTTGATATAATCCGATTTGAAATAGTGACTACTTTCAATAATGTGTTGGCACACAGGGTTTGATGTTGTATATTTAGCTGGTGTCTCTCCATAGGCTGTTACTCCGCCACCACTAAATAAAGGTTGGAATTTAGCCTTGCCAACATGCAATAGCGGTTGCCAATCCATTAAACCATAAACACCATAGGTTTTCAATTTTTTATTCATTCTTCTGATATTAAGAGAGCGATGTCAGACGCTACCACACTTGCGTCTGACATCGCGAATGGTTAACCGTAAATTTCGCCTGTGTACTCTACCCACTTGGTGTCTTTGTACTGCCACATAGTGCCAGCTTTTGCCGACTTGTTGATAGCAACACAATCATTGATGAGGTAGTAAACAATGCCTTCAGTCGTTTCAGGAGCAGTATCTTTCTCCCACATGGCAAAGGTAATTGCACCTTCATTGGTGTCATCACCTTCACCATTGATGAAGATATGACAACCGCCTTTCAGCGCAAGACAATCCCACACAATCAAACCCTTGCGAGTTGCTTCTTCGCCCTCTACGCGGTCTGAAAATTCGTGGTCACTTGTGCGTTTATAATGAACCAATCGGTCTTCGCCCAACAAAGCACCCGAATTGCTCCAACCTAATTTATCAAGTGTCGGTTCACGTTTAATTTCAATATCGCCAAACACGGTATGGAAGTTGGTTACAATCCAACCTACTGGATTAGTTTTGGTAGAAATTTGAATTTCGGGGTGTTGTGTATAGTCAATGCACTGAATTTGTTCAAGCAAATTCTTACCAGCCAAAAGAATAGCAGTCTTAGGCACATCTTCACCTGTAAAGAACATCTTTGCCAATGCAATAATCTTCTCTATGGTCCACTTGCCAGTATGCTGCAACTCACGCATAAACTGCCAACGAATACCCTCGGCACAATAAACAGTCTGTGCGCCCAACTTGGGTACATTTACCGTAAACTTACCTTTGCGACCTGCCCACAATGTGCGGTTGCAACGTGTCTTAAAGTTGGTAATGGCTTGTTCTGCAATGAGTGCTTGTGAAAATGGAATGTGCTTTTTCTGACTTTCAAAATAGTCTGATACAATTTGGTTCATACCTCGCTTCTGCAAGTACACCTCGCGAGGTTGCGGAACAATAAGGTCGGGAGCAACCTCTTTTTGTGTTTCATACAATGCGTTTGAAAGAATGCAGATTTCTGTGTTTTCGGGAATAGCTGGCACGGAACAGAATGTTGAACCTGTCATGCGCTTACCATTCACGGCACGACAAACGGGGTTGCCATCTGAATCTCGACCAGTTACAAACAACATCAAGTCTTTGCCTGGTGTTTTATTCTTACCTTGCTCGTCATAACCAGCAACACCCTTTACGAGTAAAGTACCAAACTCTTGTGGAATGTTTTGTTCTGTGCCATCAAGAGGAAGTGAGAATGAACTTGAATTAGCACTTTCGGTTACTGCCTTAATTGTGGTTACTGACGATTTCGGCTCGTCAATCATGTAGTGTTCCACTTCGGGCGAGTCAACAGGTACCTTTTTAGCCTTAAGCATAAGTTGCATAAGAGGAGTGTCATCACCTTTAAAGGCAAAAAGGTCTGCATCAATGTCTTGTTCAACAAAATTGCCAGCACCAACACCACCTGTTGCATTGGCTGCATTCGACACGGTTGTTGCTTGACCCGAAACTTGGGTTGACAAACCTGCTGAACCCTTACTGGGGGTGATTGCAGCGTCTGACTTCATCTGAACGTTTTCTGTGATTTCTGCCATAGTTTTATAAAATTGTTCTGTTTATTTGTTATTGTTCTGTTTAATGAAGAGTGAACCACCCTTCATTCCTCCAGTAGCCATAGCCAAAGCTGATACGGTTGTCGCCACTCCTGGTAATTGGCTCCTTAGTCCTGTGCTTCCCTTACCAGCACTGACTTTGACTTCATTCGGGAATTGAATTGTTTCAAAATTCATCTCTATATAAGTCTGTGATTTATGCTTGTGATGCAAGGGCAAATATGCTTTGTTGAGTTGGTGAACGCTGTACTTTCCCGTTCTTGCCATTGAGCTGCGGTGTTCCGTCTCCCGATTTGGCTTTGCGCAATTTTTCCTCAATTTTAGCATTGCGTCCCTTTACTTCACCCTCTTGTTGTGCAGTAGCAATGTCTTGATTATAGTTCTGTGCGTTCATCACTAACTGCAAGGTTTCTGGACTAAATTTGCCCATCACTGCATCATCAACAATTTGAAAGAGTTGTTGAAACGCATTATCAATTTGCTCATCACTCCAACCATTTTGTTTTTGAGCATCAGCGAGAGTTTGTAACGACTCTTGTAAATTCGTTTCATACTCATTGTCAAGTTCCTTGCTCTTGTTGACTCTTTCAATGTACTCTCTGTTGGCTTTAGCTATTTCCTCCTGCCGTGCTGGGTCATCAGCAGCATCTACAATGTCTTTACCAAAAGTGCGTACAAGAGCCACAACGGGGTCGCTCCCATCTTTCCACTCCATCAAAAACGAGGTGGCACGAGGGTCAGTGGCAAACATATCGCCAATAGCTTGTTCGTTCTTCTGATAGTCCGCTAATCGTTTGTCGTAATCATCATAGTCATCACTAACTTGCCCAGCAAAAGCTTCATCATCGTCAAAGTTTTTGTCGGGATATTTTTTTGAAAGTCGCTCGCGTAGCATATCGCGTTTCGACTTTTTAGAAGGTGTTTCGCTTTGTGTTTCTGGTTGCGTAACTTCCTGTCCTTTTATTTCATCTTCCATAAGCATTCGTTTTATTCTTTGTAGCAAATTTAGTGGGTAAGTGAAATATAACTTCTTTATTTCCAACCTCGTTAAATGATTTTTTTTAATTTTGCGCTTGTACAACACAATAACTTTTCATCTCATAATTATATGCGAGTGCTGCAAACGTAAAATTTGCATCACTCGCCTTTTACTTTTTCATTTGCTTATGAAACACACTGGCTCATCATTCCCTTACAAAATGCAGCGCGAGAGGGAACTCGTTAAAGCATTTAAACAAGAGTTAGCTCAATGCAAGCATATTAGCATGAACAAGGTGTTTGAACGTGTGGTTAAACACCCTTGCTCACGTTTTTGGGTGAGCGAAGAGCGTGCTGCCATTGCCGTTTCGTCCATGTTGCGAGGGTGTGATGTGGTGTTTGCTAACGGAATGAAAAGGCAAATGTATCGTGAACTCTTTCGCCGTTACAACGAGATGCGAGCCCAAAACAAAGGGTTGCCCTTGTCGCGCATTATTTTTAGGATTGTCAATAGTCCTGCTCCACACTTTTACCTTTCAGCATCACAAGCTAAAATCATTATTAATGCAGCACGCAAACGGCATGTTGTGAAATGGTGAATGGAAAAGCTATATCACCGCTTCGGTTATTTTGTTCACTTTGTGCTTGGGTTTCATGCTAACTTTTCGCTCAACTACAATGGGCAGTGGCATTACCTTAAAGTTGTAGGCTATGTGCAGACCAATGGCACGTGTCATAAGCAAATCGTCATGTTTGCCAGCTATGGCACCATATGCGCCATTAGGCTTTTGCTCGTAAGTAAGGTATTCGTCAAGGCAGCGCGTGTCGCGTTCAACATACAAATGCTCACGCACCACTTTCACAAGGTTTGAAATTACCATGGGTTTGGTGGCTACATTGGTGTGAAAACCATACTTGCGTGGCGCGCCCTCACGAATTTCGTCTTCGCTCTGTTCGCGTGCATAAAGGTTGTCGTACACCTCTTTAATTTTGTAAAGAATGAATTGCGATTGGTCGCCATCAACCATGCGGTCTTTGTCTTTCGTTTCGAGCGTATTGCTTTCAATCACAAGCAAAGCATCGTCATACCACTTTGCTATTTGCGCTGCCTTCCATGCCAACAAGTCCATGTCGATGTGGCCATACCATTGTGCCACCACTTCGGGGCGTTCACCGCTCATAAGATATAGTCGGTCAATCACACAAATTACCGACCAGTCGGCCTTGGCAGACCGACCACCAATGTCTACTACAACAAGGTAGCGGTTTTTAATTTTTTCAAGTGGGTCAACTTCGGGTTTGTCCCAAACGCATAGCAATCCTGTTTTGTCGGGTGCAAACCTTACGTGTTGCAAAGCCTCTTTACCTTCATCGCCATCGGCATATACATCGCCCACATAACGCGGTGGTCGGCATGCAGGGCGGAATTGCTCAACAAGCAATTTGTCAAACACCTTGCAGCCTGAATAAACAAAGGCTTCGTTATCGTCAGTGGGGTACTCACTCGCCATGTCGCCATGGTCGGTATATTTTTTCCTTTCGTCAATGTACCACGCTATGGCTTCAAGGGTTGCGCCACATTGCCACAAGTACCACAAGTATTTTCCTGGTTCAGCACGATTGGTAGGGGAGTACACTTGGTTTTTTTGCGCTTCAAGGCTTTGTGCAAAATCACGTTTTGCCTTTTCGGTTTTAAACTCCTTTCGGTACAATTCGATTTGATACCACGCTATAAAGAGTGAACGAAATTGTGAGGTGCTTTCTTCACCTCTTCGTAGGTGTTCGTCACTCTCTTTTGCAGCATTGTATTCGCGTTCAAAAAAATTGCCTGTGCCATTTGCCGTGCTTTCGTACACTATCATTGTCAGTGGCTTTAGGGTTATGCCCGAACAGGCTGAACGTACTACCTTTTCGGGCGAGCGATTGTCAGTAGGAGACCAAAGGCCCACCTCGGTGCAATGCACAAGACTATAAGCACCACCACGTGCCGACTCTGGCTTTTCATACGACCCAATTTTTATTTTGCAATTCCGCTGTGGTATGCGTTTAATGTTGCCACTATTACCCACAGCACTTTGTTTGGGTTCGTTAGGGTCAAACTCCTCACCAACGTTGTGCAGCATAGCGAGTGGGTACTCATTTATCATTTTGTCAAACATATCACGCACCTCGTATGAAGCATCTTTTACATGACCCACAATCAGCGAGTTCAATCCCTCCTCTTGCACCAACTGCAACCATGCCATATAAATTTGTGTGGCTGTTGAACCGCCCCATTGTCGAGCTTTGAGCAGTATTAAACGTATGGGTTGGTTGGCCAATCGCATTTGCTCAAATCGCGTAATGAGTATGCGTTGTGGGTAATTCAAACTAAAGTGAATGTCGTCGCCACCTAATTTGTTGCTGATTAACACATATATCACGGCCCAAAACGCAAAGTCATACTTGCACCTTATGCGCGTAAACGTTTGTATGATGTAGTCGGCTTCATTATTGCTGAACACGGCATCTTCGTTCAGTGTGTCGTAAAACTTGCGTATGCTGCCACATTCAGCTAATTGTTTCACAAACGGCTCTTTCATCATCTCTTTGGGTAACCATTGCTTTTTAATCGGGAAGTCCGTTATCGTAACAAGCACACGTTCAAGTATGCTACCCTCACCCGTAACGGGGTTGAAGGTTGCAAATAGTTGAGCATTTCGCTGCGCGTTTTCGTGCAATATGTCGTTCATGCTTGGCATCTTAATTTTATCCGTCAGTGTTTAGGCTCATCGTTGCATGTCGGTCATTCGTGGGGCAAAAGTAATGGTTGTTCCTTGCAAGGTTTCGTTCTGTTTAAATTCGGGGAGGAACAACATCAGTCGGTAGTATTTGTAGCCAGTCCCCCTAAACCCTCTAAGATAAATGTTTGAACTTGACCACACAGGCACCCAGTTGTAAAGGTCGTTACTGCCATAAAGTGCTTGCTTTACATCGTCCTTACTGCAAAAAACTCCTCTCTGAATAAGGCTATGCAGTGTTTTATGCACATCGGGATAGCCTAATTTAAATGGTCGCGTAATGAGGTAGGCTTTTTGCGCTTCAACCACTTTGTCTGACGAGTAGTTGTACACCTTATATTGCGTATGATCTTCGGCTGTACTCACCTCTTTCACCATTAAACACTCTTCGTACACATTCAAGTTACTATGAAAACCTTGTGTCATGATGCTCCACATGCCCGAAGCAGCTTCCATCACATACGAATAGTTATGCTTTTGGTTGTACACTATCAGTCGCCCATGAGGGTAGTCGTATGCAATTCGCGCTCCAGTTGTGAGGTAGGTATAAAGGTCAACCATTTGGGGGACTGCATCAAGGTGCAATACATTTGTGAAAGCCTTTTGTATAAATGTTGCTTGATGATTGCCTTTGCACGTGTCGTAATCATAAGTGGCAGTAGGGTCGGCAGGCAATAAGAGTTGACGCCCCTCACCGCCTAACGAAATTATGCCTTGTTTAGTTACAAACACAACGCTACTCTCCATGTTTGACACGCTATTGGCATCAGATAGAATGTCGTATGAAAAAGGTGAGCAATTTTGCAGCGTTCCGTCTGTCCCTACCCCAATAGCATACACACCATCTGTGCAGAAAGCATACAAAGGGTATTGGCCAAATTGGCCTTGGCTTACTGCACGCGAGTTGCTTGCAAGGGATAAAACAGTTCCTTCACCACATTGTGCGCTATTACCATCTTTAAAAACAAATGGGTTATTAACTTCTGAGATTTTTACTAAGTTTCTATTTTCTTCATAATCACGGTTAGGTAATGAATACAAATCATATCCTGGTTGTGTCTGTGTAGTATTAATGATGGCATTTTTTATTTCATTTTTCTCATTGAAACAATATGATACATTTAGAAAGTCACTCTGGTTAAGTTGTAGAACCAAAGCTTTAGCATTTACTACATTTGTAACTTCGGTATCACTACTAAGATTTGGTACAATTGATAACCTATCTGCCTTCGACTCTGGAATTGTTATAAATAAAGGAATGCGCAATGAAGAATTATTAAAGTCCTTTGATGTCGCACGAATTTTGCACTTAGAATATGAAGATGAGCGATATTCATTTACTTCAATGTTACCAATTTGCTTTTTATAGTTTCGCGTATCAAATAAGACTTCGCAAAAAGCACTACTAACATTTCCTGTGTTGATATCAATATACTTCTTATTTATGACGTCTGCATGTGATGGTGTTGCCTCTGTAGATGTATTCTTTTCGGAATCTTCTACAAGTGGTGCTTCAATGCTTATGTCAAGGCCGCTCATGTGCATTTTCCTTATATTTGCAGCAACTAATCGTGAGTTGAAACTATATAACCTTGATGCTTGTATGTTTTGGCTTGAGAAAGAATTATCTGTTAATTGCGTTCCTTCTGTATAGTTTACAAGAGTCTGTTTGTCTTTTTCAATTATATTATTCCAATCCTTACAACCATCCAGATATTCGCGTATGGGGAAAGAACGAACCAAATAGAAATTTTGAATATCCTTAGCTTCTTTGTAGCCAAGTTTCTTCTTGAAAACTAATTTAAAATCACTATCATTTGCCCCGTCTAATTTGAGAGTTCTTTCAATATCTAATTCATCCGTATCTATTGTATACAAAGGCTTAGATACAAATATATCTATTGATGCAATTAAGTCCTGCCATTTTCTTAGGTTGTTTAAATTGTTTGATATTTCTGTCGTAGTATCACCATCATTCTTACATTCTATTTGATATGCTTCAAATCCAACATAAGCTTCTTTAATGACATATTTTATAAACTTTGTTTTTTCGGTATCTGATGAACTTTCTTCTACTGCACCCTCATTCTTAACGATAAGAGTAGGGCTATCATTGGAAGGGAATACTAAAATCGGTGGTGATATATTGATATAATTACCATCATACATTTTCATTGCATATCTCAATACAACAGGGTACATAAAAAGACCTTTTTTATCAAGTTCTTTCTTTGTCGAATTTACAGCTGACAGTATAAAGTTTTCTGCTATTTCAAAATTACCTTTTGTTCCTGCAGTAGATTTATTATTGTTGCCCAAACTGGATCTTGATAATCCAATAGACATTTCTTTGCTTGAATAACGAACAAAGTAAATGGGAATGCCACCCTTATATATAGTGTCAGAAATAGCCAAAACTGTATTGCAACCTGCATCCGTCCACCCTCTAAATCCGTGATTATATAAGGCTGTCTTGTAATCTGTATTACCTCCTGCCCATTCTTTACTTCTTAGATTTTGTCTTACTGCTTTAAAATGAATGTTTATGAAGTCTGGTAATCCTACAAGGTACAAATAACACGCTCCTTGAGACTGGTATACCAAATGGCATAATTTCCCTTCATTTACAAACGAAATGATTTTACCAGTTGCACATATATCATCAAACTTTTGCTCTGTCGCTATATCATCTTTTATTAAATTTTCGTCTCCTAATTTGTTGACATTCAATTCATAAGCAGATAATTTGTAAGTTGGGTTTTTAGCACCATCACTTTCAAAACCTATAGTGATAGTCTTATCCTCCACTTTATGCACGAACATTGGTTCGAATCTGTCCTTATGATACATAACATCTTTAGGTATTCTCACAGCATGATACCCACCATCCCTATACTCCGCATTTACAGCCAACTTCATCTCACTATCTTCGCTCTGGTAATCAGAAGGCTTGGATGTCATACCCTTATATTCTATTCTCTGTTCCATGTCTATTCTTTTTTGTTGCTGCTATATTGCAATGCCATGCTCTTAAGTTTATCAGAGAGTGAAGCGGACACACTTGCAGTTGCTGCCACATCAACCTTTTGACTCTGTTGCTTTGGCACAACATATTGTGATAATTTCTCCATCACTGTTATGCGGTCCTTTGGTTCAAGTTGCTCAACATCTTGTGCAAAAAGTCCTTTTTCAAAATAGTCGCTCACACCGCTCGAAATACACTCGTATATAATTTGCTTGTAGGGTTTAGGCTTGTTGGGCGTACCTTTCACCCTACCTCCTGTTTTATATCCTCTTGCCATATCATTCTTTTTTTAAAAAGGTCGCAAAGGTCGTGTAAGCACACCTGTGCGCATGTTCACTTTTCGTTTTGCTTCGTCAAGCAATGTTTGTGCTTTAATTGCCCACTTTTCAGCAGCGTCCTTGTTGGTTATTGATAGCCAGTCGGCCAAAGCTGATGCCACAAAGTATTCATGAATAAGTTGCTCTAACAACTTGGCAGTAGTGTTTGAAAACTTTTGCGAAACATTCAATTCAATAACGTAAGTGTCGGATTCTTTAAACAAATCGTCTAACTGCATGTCATCTTCACACGGCTCTTTTGTGAAACGATACAATTCTTCAACGCAAATGGCATGCGCAAGGTCAAGCACACGTGTCACGCGGTCAACATTGCCGTCTTCAGTAATGTCAAAAACTTGGTGCTTTGTGTGCGCATCATCGGTCGGCATTACATCACCTTCAACATAACTCACATTTGCTATGTCGTAAAGTAGGGCTTCGCGGTCAAACAACAAAGTTACTTTGTGCTTAGCGTCAGAACTATTTGCGCTGCACTGGCAATTTGCAAGTTTTTCAATGCAGTCGGCAGGGCCTATAACATAGCCATAAGGCCCATAAATCATCTTTGTTTTATTCATATCGCAATTCGTTTTGTTGGGGTGGGGTTTGTTCGGGTGCATGAACACGTGTGGGCCGTATGCGTTTGTTCATGGCAGTGTGTAGTTCTAACAATGCTGCCTGTGCTGATTTAATGTAGGTTTCAGCTTCGGCTTTTGCAGGTGTTAGCAATAGCCACGTTGCAACTGCTCGGTCAGTCATGTAATTGTGCATGGCATGAGCAATATCGCCACGAACTGAAAGGTTAAAGTTCATTGGCACGCGAAGCATCAAAAATAAGGTGTTATCTTCTTTCTCCTCGCTTTGCGCTGCTGGCTTACCTTGATAGCCAAACACGAGTGCATGCTTGATTTTGTTTCGCTCTTCTTGCTGCAAAATGTTGTCAGCATATCTGTTCGTCTCAACAAGATATTCGCTTAACTCATTTCGTAAACAAGCATACGACTCAGCGAATGAGCGCAAAATAGCGTCTTTGCGTTCATCGGTCAAGTCCTGCACCTTTGCTGCTTGTTCTGACGTTTCGTCTGTGCGCATTGCATCGCCTATGAGGTGCGCTTTTTGCTGCACATCGTACACAAGTTCGCTCATGTACAATTTTATCTCAATCGTTTGTTTTGCCATCTTGCTTATTCGTAATTAGTTTTTTTATACTTCAACTCGGTGGGTTGCTTGCGCATTGGGGCTGCACGCATGGTGCAAAGTTTTCGCATTGACAATAAATTTTTTGTTGCCGTTTGAATTTGTAATTCAGCGTCTTGCTTGTTAATGATTGAGAACCATTTGAAGAGCGCATAAGAATAAAAATACATCGTGGCTATATCTGTCAATCCAGCTATTTGTGACGTGTCAAAATTGCTCGGCAGTGTGAGCTTTATGCTTATTCCTGTATCGCTATTCGTTACATAAGGCTGATACGTGGCAAGCATAGATGAAAGGTCGGCTATGGCTTCGTTAATGCAACTTTTCAAAAACGTTTCATCAACTTCGGTTGTAGCTATTCGCTTGTAGGCTGTTTCGTCTTGCACGATGAGTTTTGCTCCCTCGTAAGCAGTAAATTCATGCAGTTTGTTCAGCACATATTGTAATTGTATGGTAATTTCTTGTTGCATATTGTTTTGTGTTTTTATGCAAATATAAAGCACCTTGCGTTGATAGACTTTTTATTTCCGACTTTATATACTTCATTTTTTTAGAATATAATTTTGTTTTACAAAAAAATATAAATACATTTGCAATATAAAATATGTTATATGAGGATTATTGCAAGAAATAAAATTGTTGAATACTACACAAAGTTCAATGATTCTGAAACGGCTCTTGAAGAATGGTATCATAAAACAAAAAGGGCTGAATGGGATTGTTTTGCTGACGTAAAAGATACCTTTAATAGTGTTGACAATGTTGGAAATCAGCATTATGTGTTCAACATCAAAGGTAATAATTATCGTTTAATAGCTGTTATAAAATTCACCATCAAAACCATATTCATACGATTTATTGGAACACATCGTGAATATGATAAAATAAACGCTACAATCATCTGATAACATGACTATGATTAAGAATAAAGTGGCTTACGAAGCTGCTATGAAAAGAATAGAAGAACTCTTACCATTGGTGAACGATGATACTCCAAAGACGGATAAAAATTTAATAGAATTAGATTTGCTATCAAACCTTGTTTCGGAGTATGAGGAAGAACACTATCCCATCAAACAGCCATCGCTTGTTGATGTCTTAAAATTGAGAATATATGAAATGGGATTAAACCAAAAGAAACTTTCAGAGTTGTTAGGTGTTAGCCCCTCGCGCATCAGTGATTATTTGTCAGGGCGTTGTGAACCCACACTTAACATTGCACGCAAGATGAGCCAACAACTAAACATTGATGCCAATATCATTCTTGGTGTGTAAAAAGTTTAAATTGAAGTCGGCAGCACGGCTCCTATGTTGGAGGGTGTTGCCGACTTTTCATGTGTTTAAGCTATTTTTTTTGATGCTTGTTTTGCTTTGCAATATCCATGATACGTTTGACTATATCTTTGCGCATCTCAATGGTCTTGTTGCTTCTTTCTTCAGCTTTTTTGGGGTCATTTGAATAGTCTTGCATCCAAAGGTTGTAAAGTTCTTTCATTTCTTTATCTTCTGAATTAACAACTCCCTTTGTCGCTTCTATCACTTTTACGGCTTGCTTTTGAATGTCAACTTGTTGCTGCTGCAACTTTTTGTATTTGTCGCTATTAGGGTCAGTTACAGACATTGCCTTTCGCACAGCACTTAGTTGTTTATTATATGAGTCCATCATAGTTGCGCTAAAGCCTTCGGGCGAATACATTAAATCATAAAACTTTGACTTGTACTCTGGGGCCTGCAATTCCTTTTTGTAAAGCGAAAGCAGTTCTTTCGTCTTTTGATATTCATCGTTGTATTTATAAAACTTGCTGGTGATGGCTCTGTCTTTGGTTCTTTCGTCAGATGTTTTATAGAAAGAATTAATGATTGGCACATTTTTCAGTTCACGATTATCTTCATTAAAAGGCATTGAAGCTACCTTCATCGTTTGGAACACGAACTTACCTAATCCGCCAAAATAGCCTTCAAACAAGTGCTGAATTTTAGCAGGGTTCACGTCCATCACTCCAACATTTGCTTTCTTTACATCGTCACCTCCACCCAACTCATTCAGCAAGCGACTTGCCCACACAAGAGCTTGATTAGTACCCTTGTAGGCTTTCGTCCATTCGGGTCGGTTTTTGTTGTATTCAGCGTCTTTGTAAATGGGTGTGCCTGTGTAATCCTTATTTGTAACGTATGCTTCAACTATGGGCTTTGCGTAACTTGGCACAAATGAGGTTAAGCTGCCACCGCCCTCCATAAAGTCAACGGGGAATAATTGTGACACTTGTTCAAGCATTTTGGTAGCGATGTCAGTGGCAGTGTATTCCTCATTGCCCGAAAGCACACTTTGCGCCAACTCTCCTAAGCCATAAAAAGCACGCAACTCAATTGGCAATGGAATTGTTACCCACCCCTTGCCAGTGTAGAAGCACAGATTGTTTCTGCGTACCCAATCGGGCAAGTCGTAATAGTTTGTATCGTCATCGCCACTGCCTTGTGAAAGAGCTGCCATCAGCATAGGAAGTGCTGTTCCTATGGCAAAGTACAAACCTGCAACTGCAAGTGTTTTGCCTTTACTCTTTCCAAAAGTTCGGCTTACGTTTGACAAACCTTGAACTCCTGCATTCCAGAATACGTACAACTCTTTTGCACTTTGCGACATGTAGGCTTGCATAACGTTTAGTCGGTTTCCGTCCTCCCATTTGCCTGCTGCCTTTGCACCAGCACCTTTTTTGTTGAAATTAACTGAAATCTCCTTAGCGTCCCAAATTGATTTTTCAATGCTGCGTCCCATTTCACGGCTTGTTCTGTAAGCTGCAAATCGGCTTGTGTTTTCGGCCCATATTCCAAGGTAATTGATTAAATTGTCAAGGAACTTCAACCACGACTTCGGATTCCAACCACTGCGTCTACTTTCTTTCAGTGCCTTTGCAATCATGTTTTTATAATCGTCAACACTGTGCAAGAAGGTATAACCTGTTTCACCACCATTTTCAATAAACTCTTGATACATTCGGTCAACTTTGTCGTTCATGTTAAGTGTTCCCTTGCGTTGCCTTGTTATCAAACCGAACAAGGTGTAAAGACTTTTGCCCCAATTTTTATTGAACTTCCACGCATACGCTGGCGACTCCTTGGCCCAAACCATGCTGTTTGCATAAAAGCTATCGCGTGACAAGTTGCTAAGAATGAAAGCTGGGTTCTTTTGCGTGAACATAGCTGCCATGAAATGATTTGTTGACTGGAAGAATTTAATGAACGGATTATCCGTGCTGTCAGGATTGGTCTGCCCATTCAATGCTTGAGCTGCTTCGGGGTTGCCGTTTATTGTTAGCACATAATCTTTACCTTGCATTTTTACATGCACTTGGTGTTCGTTGATGTTCTTACCCACCACCTTGTATTGAATGTCATGAGCTTCACTCGCCTTTTTGTACTCATCTGGCTTTTGTTGGCATAAGGTTTCCATTCGTTGATTGAATGCTTCGACCTTTTGCGCAACAGCATTCGCATCGTCATGCTCCTCAAACTCGGCAAAAACAGGTTTCCACTCTTGCGTTGCAGCATCATAGTGCAAGTAAAGTTGGTCAACGCTCACTGCATCACTTGGGTGGTTCAACACCATTTTTAAAAAGTGTTGCTTCATCTGGTTGCGATTGCCTTGCATAATGGCAGACTCGGCCATATTGCCAATCGTTGCTATGGGGTCGTCAGCCTTACTCTTACGACCTTTTGCGCTACGTATGCCACCGCCAAATTGGCCTTTTGCATTGCCAAAGTAGTTGTACACCTCGTCACTTGTTACATCGTCAAAACCACGCAAAGGAATGTAGTTTTTAAACATATCAAGTGTGTGGTGATACACCTCGTCTGTCAAAAGTCCACTTTCATATTGCTTTGTGAGCGAAGCCTTTGTGGCAGCATTCGTTCTGTTCCACAATTCAGATGTGTCGTATTTTTTCTCAAAGTTTGATGAGGAGTTTTCAGCTATACGTTCTGCTTCGTTCACCATCTCTTTATTTAGTTTCGCAATTTTTATTCTGATACTTTTTTTCGTTGCATCATCTCGTTCATTGTTTAACTGCTCTTTGAGTGTAGCTATTTGGTCTTGATAGCTCTTTATGCTTGGGTCGTCTGTCGTAAGTTCGGTAAGGCCCGAATAATCTTTGCTCCTGTACTTTTTGTAACTGGGTGCGTACTTCTCTCTTATGGCCGTGTCGTTTGCCTTATAATCGTCCCAACTGATTTTGCCACTTTCAAAGTCTGTTTTGTTCTGTTGTGCAGTAGCATCGTTTTTATAAGCCTTCCATGCTGCTGACATCTTTTGCTTATCGTTGGCAAAATCATGTTTCAAGGCATCTCTAAATGCAAGCACTTCATTTCGCTCCAATCCGTGTTTTGCCATCATGTAGTTAGTCACTTGCTCGTGAATAGTACCTTTGTCAAGCAACTCTTGTTCGGCATCAAGCAGGTCTTTATAGAACGACTTTTTGTACGTTTCCATCTCGGCAAGGTTGGTCGAACTCATTCGGTTCTCGGCCATGTAGGCATTCTCCCAATCTTTCAAATCTTTTTCGTTGGGTACAATCGCGTCTTGCAGCAATTTTAGTCCCGACATGCTATCCACCCATGCAAGGTTCATTTTATGCTTTGCCGTGTTTACGCTTCGTTCATATTCATCGCGTGCGCTTTTGCGTTCTCTCTCTTCGCGGTAGTATAAGTTCTGCTCACGTGTTTTTGCGTCAACCGCTTTAGGTTCGGCAAAGTCGCCTACCTTTAAGTGTTGTTGTCGCCACGTGTCTTCGGCCACTTGATAGATGTTGCGTGCAGGGCCTTCAGTCAAGTTTTTCCAACTGCGCCACAAAAGGTAACGTAAGTCATTATCGTTAAGTGTTGTTCCGCTAAAGCCAGCAAAGCCTAACTTATGAAGCATTTTAAGGAATGCAAGTTTTAGTTGATGCCACCATCGTTTGTTCACATTTTTGAAAGTTCCGTCCTCGGCCATACTTGCCATATATTCCTCTGTGGCTTTTCGCATATCCCAACCATATTTGGCTGAATTATGGGCTATTTGGCTACGTGTGGCTTTGTCAGCATTTTTGAAAACGAAGTCAAGGAACTCATTCATTTTCTCTTTACCGACAAGTTCTCTTAAGCCATAATGCCCTACGGCTTCATGTAGCATGGTGTTAACAACATCGGCTCGGCCATTATGGTTAGGCAGCACAATGGTGATGCGCCCTGTTTGAGGGTCGTACCACCCTTTTGCATTCTTTTTGCGTCCCGTCAGTCCGTCTGTCGAAGTCAACACATCTACATTGCCACCTAAGTGCATTTCGTTTGCTACGGCCTTAGCTGCTTGGTGCATAGATTTTTCTTGGAGAGAAAGTTGCGATGTATCGGGATTATTCTCTACCTTTGCAGTAGGTGTTGAATTGTTTCGGGACAAAGTTCCGTCGGTATTCCGTTCTTGCGGTAGTAACAATTCAGCACCATTTTTTATTTTGTTACGTAAGTTGCCATCTCGTTTTATGTGTACAGAACTTACATAATCTTCAACCTCTCCATGTTTATTAACTGCTACTATATTATACGTATTACCGCTATTATCGCTCTTAAATCGTTTTATGTATAATGTACTACCATCTTTGTCACGTATGGCAAAATCAGCATTTTCAATAGTTGAAAGTACTGCACCTGATATATTTGAACGTTTCTCGCGTATAATTTTATTGAAAACCTCGTCATTTACTTTTACGAGTTCCCCTAAAAATGTTCGTATAGGGTGCTTGAATACTTCTTTAAAACTCTCTAAAGTTGAAATGGATTTTGGCAGACTTTCACTTGTCGGTTCACTGAAAATATTATCAAGTGCAGCAAGTGCTTCTTCACCTTTCAAGGTTTTAGGCTCGGTTTCTCTGAACCTCACATCTTCCACATTCTCGTCAAAACGCTTCGAAGGAGGAATAATCTCGCCATTATCATCATGCGTAACAAGATCATTCAACTTGCGGTTATTCTCCACATTCTTGTACTTGTAATCTCTACCATCATCAAAGCCCCATTCACGGCTGTCATTTCCGTCCCACCAAAGCTCATTCACTGGCACCTCATCTTCTATAATGCGGTAGTCACCACCCAACCGATGCTCACCGTGCATCTTGGCGTAGTCTCTTGATGGTGTCACCCAGTCGCCATTGCGCAATTTTCCTTCTTTCACAGATGTAGGCACAGCACGATAAACTTTCATCTTTACATTCTTCTCGCCACGTCTGACTGCGGCTATTGCCTCTCTTATCGCGTTTACCGACTCCACAGCAGTAGCGTCAGTCTGCATGTACTTGCGTGGCTCCTGCCAATATTTTTCGTCAACCAACGAATAGCCTAAAGCTATATCTTCAATATTTACATCGGGAGCATTATCCTCCACATCTTCTCTGCGCGCTGCATCACTCTCATAGCCAGGGTTAGAAGGTGCAATCCATGCCCCTACACCTTGGTAGTTGCTTTCGGTGTCGTCATACCCCTTACGGTGTGCTGCCTCGTCAAGCATCTCACGTGCTGCAGCATCGTCACCACTCTCAATCGCATCAAAATAACGCTTGTCAAGTTCCTCAGTTGACAACAACGACAACTCATCAGCACGAGCCTTGCGTTTTGCCTCCTCTTCCTCGGCACGTTTGCGAGCTGCCTCCATAACGCCTCGTTCACGCATAACAGCATCAATGTGTTCCTGCCGCAACGTTTCTATGTCGCCATAACGTTCAGCCAGTTCCTTTTGTACAGGACGGAACAATTTGCCAAACTCCGAAAGTTTCATACCTCGGTTCGCCACGCGCATTGTGCGACGTATTTCTGCCAATGCCATGTCAGTCTTTTGCAAGTTGCCTGTCTTCATGCCAGACGCATAATCCTTCACCATATCTGCATCCACGCCATGCTCTTTAGCAAACTCTGAATAATCATCCTCCGTTCCCATATCTTGGGGAATTTCACTATTCGCACTTCCACCATCACCACTCATCAAGAAAATTTGATCCTCACGGCTCACGTCCTCTGTCTCGGCTGCAAGGCTCGCTCTACGCTCCTCTGGTGTCATATTCATACGATGCTCTACGTTGCGTGATTCTACTTCACCACCAAGTTTTGTATACTCTACATAAGGACTAAAATCAGAACGCGTACTTTCGTTTAAACGGAAATTCTTTATGTCTGCATCAAGACTTCTGTCTGCATACCCCCTTGCAAAGTAATTAAAACCCTTCATGCGAGTTTCCTTGTTAGGCATCCATTCATCATTATCCATGCCCATCTCCTTGTACTCATCAATCAAGGCTTTTTCCACTGCTGCTTGATTGTAATGCTCGCCCATTTCATCTGCCTTGTCACGCAAAGCATCAGCCCAAGCACGCGCACGCCATTCCTCTTTAGCAGCCTCAAATCGTTCTTGCATAGATTCTGGATTACCGCCACTTGCAAAACCCTCAATCTTCTGAATAGCATGCTGCACCTCATGAGCCAAAACAGAAGCTATGTCGCCAACATAATTCGTATTGACTACAATCGTATGATCACGCTCATTGTAGCTGCCACCCATATTTGCAGGCAGTTGGTCAGTAAACATCAATTCCACACGCTTCAAGTCGGGATAAGCCTTAAACAATTCATCGTTCTCCACCCAATCAGCAAGGTGCGGTTTTTCTCTATTCAGATAGTCTGTCTTGAATTTCTCTTCCTTTTGTGCAAGTTCATCAAAACGTTGGTATTCTGATTCCGAGAGTTCTTCACCATCAAATATCCTGTCTGACAAACCATCAAGTTCCTTGCTCCAAGGTTGCTTTTCACGTGCCTTTTTGTAACCAGCATCACCCTTGCCAAAATACTTCAAGTCGGGGATCTCATAACGCCACTTGCCATCTGAGCCACGTTCCCAACCCGTAGCCATCTTGATAGCCTTGGCATCCTTCTTGTCGTTCTCCATCTCACGTGCCACACTCAAGTTGTCAAGTCGCGTACTTACCTCCTCGGCATGGTCGGCACGTTCTGCGCCCTGTTCACCTATAAATTGCTCACGAATTTTGTTGTAATCCTCAAAAAACTTACCGCCACCGTAGGATTTCTCAACACCATTCAGTAAATTTGCAGCAGTTATAGATTTATCGGAATAGCGGGGGAAGGTCGATGTCAGTCCTGACACGTTCCCATGTTGACCAGCCGATACCTCTGACTTAGAGTTGCTTGGTTCAAGGTTATGACTGCCTTCAGTTTGACTGAGAGAACCTTCAAGCAACTCTATTTTTGTTGCCTCATAACTATACGCTTTAGGCGTCTCCTTCGTTCTTGTATTCTTCTTCAGCGTAACCTTAACCCTATACACCTTTCCGTCCATGCGTACTGCACCATACAATCTGTGTATGGTTACATTGGGATTGATGCCATTCTCTGCCGAACGCACACCATCTTCGCCTTTCTTAAAGTCTGCGTGTTGTTCTGCATCCACACTTTCACGGATAACATCAGGCAACACCTTCAGCACTGACAAATGAACGTCCTTGCTATCACTCTTATCAACAGCACTTTGCGACAAATACTTGTCAACGGCCGCATTGCTAATACGAATATCCCCCTTTCCACCTGTCTCTTTACTGCTATAAGTGCGTGCTATATGCTCCTTCGCCCAAGTCTTAGCTTCGGCATAATTCTTAAAGCCATGCTCGGACTTAGCTGCCACTATATTGATACGCGTTTCAGGACGAAGGCTCTTGCCACCGTCCATCATGCTACGAGGGTCAACACCGTCAAGCAAATCCTTCATCACTTGGTCGGCAACTTGCTCTGCACTGGTGTAGTGAATGTGAAGGAAATCGGCCACTGCCTTCCAAAACTTTTCAATGGCTTGCTTGACACGATGCATGGCATTCATGGCTGTGGCTTTGTCAAACACATTGCCATTGCTTTTAGCTATATCATCCATTTCCTTACGCAAGCGCTCTGCACCTCTGCGACCTGAATAAGTGGCTAACACTTCATCGGCTATCTCATCATCTGACTTTAGTTCTGGATAGAGTTTCTTCACCTCTTCCCACACTGATGTGCCTTTCATTAAGCCTACTACATTCTGCCATTCCTTTGCGTTATTTGCCTTCAAGGCTGTAGCCCATAGGTGCGCATATTCATGCACTGGAGTTTCACTCGTTGCCACCTTGGGATCTATATAGATTTTTCCACCTATTGTAAAACCGTAAGCCTCGCCATTTTTTGTTTTGAAGAACCTCACGTGATCTGTTATCTTTGCGTCATTCTCGTTGAAGATAACATAATTCTTGGCGCCATCCTCACGGCCACCACGCATATTGTCTGCAGGGTATTTGATGCCAATATAGCCTAACTCGGCCAATGTTTGTGATGCTTTCTTGTCACTGCCAAGAGCCTCCTGCAATTCCGCATACAAATCAGCTCCTGTCGCATTTGGGTTCAAAACAACGGTGCTTTTTCCTTTCTCATATCTGGCAGGGCTATCCTGCACCCTCTCAAAACCATTACTCTCCAAAAAAGAGCCTACGTCTTTCAGTAAAGATTCAGCAGGGTGACCATTCCAATCCAGATAATTCTTACCTTTGTCGTCGGGAATTTCTACGGTATAAAGCATTCTTAGTTCATCATTCCAATACATATCGTAATCATGTGCAATGCTTTCCGCATAGTCCATCATGGATGATTCAACATCTTGTGCAAACTGCTCACGATCATCCTCATCATCCAAATTGAAATCATCTACGTCGCTAAACGACTGAAATTCCTCTTCATGGCTCTTAAAATAATCCTTGAATTGTTCAAGCACTTTTTTATCTCTTGGAATAGTAAAGTCCTCAAAACTGCCAGCCCCATCGTATATTACTCCAAACTCGCAATCAATATTGCCAAATCTTGCAAGAGTTTTACTTGCTATTTCCTCATTCGCATTTTCCCTTTCGTATTCATTATCTTCAGCAACTCCAGGATTCTGCTCCGCATAAGTTCTGCCAATTCCCTCAACTTCCGTTACATAAGTGCCCCAGCCGTATGCTTGCGCACCTTCGCCCTCGCCCATGTGGCTATGGTCAAAATGGTCGAAGTCAGCACCGCTACCGTGGTAAACACGGTGTTCACGAATAGTCTCACCATTCACCTCCTGACGTTGAGCCAGTCCTGTCGTATCCTCAAACTTACCACTATTCAAAGCAGTAGATACACAATTGATTATATCAGCCAAAGGCTTGTTCTCTGATTTTTGAAGCGATTGCTTGGGGTAGAAATACTCCACAATATGAGCATTACCATCGTTCAGTACTCCTTTGTTTTTGTGGTTTGATATAACAATGCTTATTCCATCTTCCTCACCATTTTCGTCAAAAAACGAAACACGTGCATTGTGATTGCTCACACGGATAGTAACCAACTTACCATCTTTTGTCTCAAATGTACCATAATGGCTCGCTTCATGTTGCTCCAAATTTAGAGCTTGAGACAAGTCTGTTATAAAACCCTTTACTCTATTCGAACGATTATTGTAGCTTTCTGCAAGTTTCTCAAGATTATTTTGTACTTTTGCTCCATCAGCACTTGAAATGGCAGTGGCTTTATTGGTGGATTTGTCTGCCATCGTTACGGTTTCAAGTGCTCTTTTTTGTTTAGCACTTAACCTTACATATCTTCCATTCGCCATATCAAGCACCTGCTGACCTTCTTCCGTGCCAAGCACATCAAGGCCACTTTCCTTCATGTGGTCTATCACTGCATCACGAAGTATAGTCTCCTCACGCGTAGGGAGCTGTGCAGACTTTCCGTCAGCCTTCTGTTGACGCAAATCTTCTGGCAAAGCGCTATACTTCTGCGTTACCATTTCTTCTGCGGCATCTATTTCCTTCTTTGCCTCTGCATATATCTGCTTTAGCACAGGGTCAACCTTCATTGCTTTGCGCTCCTGCAATCCTTTTTCTGAAGTGCTTTCTGCCGATATCGTAGCCTGAGTAGGATAATGCTCATATACATAGTCCTGTATTTTTTCCTTCCATTTCTGTTCCACGTCTTCCAGATGGTCTAAAGCCTTTTCATATTCAAGGACTTCATTCCGTTCCACAACATCCTTCTTCACCGATGAGTACTCACCAAAAGGCTTTGTCTTACGCTTGCTCGACTCTATCCACTTCTCAAAGTCTTCGAGGTTAACTGCCGTCACGTCTATTCTGCGCCCGTCTTCCCAACCTTTCTCATAGTTAGCAAGATAGTCGCTCTTGGCTTCGTCAGCATCGTTGAATCCAAGCATCACCTTATGCTCGTCAAAACTGCCATCTGGGTTGTACTGGTCCACTACAAACACATTGCGTCCGTTCCAACCATCAATGTCATTAGAGAGGAACACGTCTATATGGTCACCATCAACACCCACTGCACCACGAATGTAGCCATAAGTGTTGTTCATCTTGCTTTCCCACTGCTTACCGTCAGCATCAGTGCCTTTACGCACGCTGCCCTGCGGCTGCTCAATGGTGATGTCAAACGTACCAACTTTCACATGTCCCTTCTTGTAGTTGCCTGCCTCCTTCTGCGCCTCGGTGGGTTCGGTGTTCACTTCGGCTGAGGCGGTGGCTATCTTCTCACTCAACGGGGAGTCTCCCTCCCCCGAAGGCACAACATCACCTGTGGCCGAAGATTTCTCACCCTCGGTTGCACCACTTTCCACATCTGTTTCAGCTGTTACTGCTGATGTATCGTTTGTTGGCTTGCCATCTGTACCGCTCGTGCCAACATCATTGCTTTGTTTGCTGCTTTGGTTTCTTTGGCCTTGTCCGTCTGCAAGGGACGTGGCTGTTGTATTGTATTCTCGTCCATTGTTTAATGCTTTGTTTACTTCGTTAATAATTTCGGTTTTGCTCTTTACACCACCCACAAACATATCGCCTATGCCTTGGGCAGCATCAGTGGCTTGCTCGTTGTAAAAAGCAATCACCTTTTTAAGTTGTGTGCTACGACCATCGTTCAACACATCGGCCAACATCATCACGGCCATGTTGTTAAAGTCTGCCACAGTTGCCCCTTCATCGTATTCAAACAAATTGCCTTGGTGGGCAAAGTAGCTCACGTGTTGACCCAACTTGTAGCCAGCCTTACGCGCTCTGTACACTAAGTTCACCGCTTCGGCCAATTCGTTTGAAAGGTTATAGCCACCGCCCAAACGATTGTTTTGCACAATGTCCTGCAAGGCAGTCATAACCGCTTGGCGCATGCTCTTTACCTCGGTAATTTGGCGCACTGCATCGGGGTTGGCTTGGAACACCTTGCCAATCATTACCCCCTCAATCATACTTTGGCCAGCTTCGCTCAACTTACCACCATCAAACAGGTGGGCCATTTCGGTTTGCGGAATGATGTCAGCTTCGGCCAACTGCTTACCTACGGCATAGGTAGCATTGTCGTCAGCATAAAATTCGCCTAACGTGTCGTACTTGCTAACCATGTCCATTATACGGCCAAAGAGTGCATCATTCACTACTTTGCCCATTTTAACGGCCATCTCTGTATTGTTTTGGCTCTTTTGCTCACGTTGGTTAAACTTGGCAAAGGTGTCGGCGTTGTAAGGCATAGCTTCATTAGGAACAAACACCACACGTGGGTGCTTAAAACCATTCACTTGCTCTGGTGTAAAGCCAAACTTATTAGCATGCGAATGAAGGTAATCAACATATTTTGTGTCAGTTCCATCTTGTGCAGCCAGTTCGCCAGCCATTGTGCGTCCGTTGCCCGAAAGCACCACACCCTCTTGGCTCACCACCACAGGCGACTGCAAGGCACGTTGGTCATAATCAGTGGCCATACTGCGTGTAACTTGTTGCGCTTCTTGGTCGCGTTTGTAGTCGCGGTCGTTCACACTCTGCCCATTCTCGTCAATAGGGAAGCCTTCGGTTTCGGCAAAGCCATTAGTGGCTTGATGCGAAGCACTTGCAGCCCCACTCTCGGTCAGCACATAGTGTCCCTTAACCACCTCGCCATTAGGCAAAGTAATTTCATCGGCATCGCCATTCTCCTTTTTAGCTGCGTTCCATTTATCACGAATAGTAGGAGCTACGGCATTGCTGCCCAACTCGGCTTGTTCAGTGGCCTTGCGTGCATCATCCTGCATGCGTTGTTGCTCCTCGGCCACGGCTTGCTCGTGCAAAGCTTTATCTTTTTCATCACGAGCATGTCTTTCAGCGAGCAACACCTTGTCGTGTTCTGCTTTCACGCTCTGCCAATAGTCAACGGCCTTTTGAGCATCTTCAACACGGGTTGTGTAGGCTTCTTTCGCTTCCTTATATGCAGCTATGCTTGTACCCATTTTAGGTTTACCATTCTTCACCTTATCAAGGTTCTTCTGCGCTTCGGCAAGTTTGTTGTTCACAAACTCTCGTCCCTCATCTGCATCAAGTCCACTTTCGCCACCAAAAATGTAGTCAAATCCACGTTTAGGAGTAGTGGCAAGCCAATCCTCGGTTTGCACGGCATTCTTTCCCTTGCCAACAGTGTGCATGGGCATAGGTTCATTTTGTGGTGCTTCGGCTTGCGAGGTTGCTGATTGTTCAGTAACTTTGTCGGCAGAAAGAATGTCTTGCAGAGGAGCTGTGCCATTCTGCTTGCCCTCAGTGGGTTCGGGAACGATGTCTATACTACCGCCCGAGGCATTCTTCTTTTCGTATGCTGTCAAGAGCCATTGTTCTCTTGGTGTTCCATCAAAATCACGACTTACAACAGCTTTGTGTGTATCACTTTCAAGGATTATACGATTTTCTGAAGACTGCACAACATGCATTCCATCAAGAATGCCTTGTAGGTTATCAACTACTTCGGGGTGTTTGCGCAAAATCTTTTTAAGCCCTGCTTTGTCATTTCCCCAAACGAGCGAAATATCACCTACCTCTTTGTGATGTAAAGCAGCGACCGCTTCGCCACTACCTAACTTTTTAAGAAAGTTGATGGCTTCCTTTGCTTTTCCCTTAAATTGGTTATAGATATTACCGAACATACCTTTGCCAATAGGTTGCGGTTCTTGTTCGGTGTCCGTTTCGTTACTTGCTTCTTCCGTCTTGTTTTCATCTTTGCTCCAAATATGCTCCCCATTGTTATAGACATTTTGAATCACATTGTCTAACTCTCGTTTAGAGTATCTTAAAACACGGCCATCATCAGTAACGATTTCAACCTCGTCACTTGCATCACGACTATTTACCTTACCTCGTATATTCTCACCATTATCAGGGTCATTCAGTTCAACCTCATCACCATAATGCAACTCTGGCTTTTGTTGTGCGTTCTCTTCATTCGAAGCTAAAATCTCTGCATCGCCACTCTTCAACTTTTTGTCAAGTGCAGAACGGGTCCAATGAAAATCCTTTCCATTTTCGTCAATCAGTTCAACACGGCTATCGTCCACCTTACCAATGGTGTATTCATTGCCATTTATCGAAACACGTAGGCCCTCTGCAAGGGTAGGTGCTTCGGTTGCATTCTCTGTTCCTTCAGTAGGTTTATTTGCATTTTCACTATTGTCGCTTTCAGTTCCATGCACATAAACTTCAGTATCGTGCTTAAAGCCATCACGTACCCATTGTCTGTAAGTGTCAATAGGCAATTCAATAATCCGTCCGTCTTCAGTTTTAACTACAACCGATTTAGGCTGCGCTGCAACACCACGTGTGTCGTCCTTAGTACTTTCTTCATATTTAATGCCCTCAATGGTAGCCACTCCTCGGCTCTTACCATCGTAAAGCACCACTTGGTCGTTTGGTTCGGGTAACGTTTTACCATTAACTATGCTATTGAGTATGCCTTCATAATTTAAGTCAACTAAATCAGCATTTTTTTGTTTCAACTCGTGGGCATCAGTCTGCTGTATAATTGTAACTTGTTTGGGCGAAAGTGAAGCAACACGGCCATCTTCGGTATAACGAACCACAACCATGTCTGTATTGTTCGAGCTATCAGCATTGCCACTAATCACATAACATTCGCGTCCCATATCATCAGTGGCTCGCTCAATCATACCACTATCTTTGTTGGTGGCAGCATCTACTTTTGCATCAAGTTTTTGAACGGCTTCAAGTTGCGAAGTAATTAACAACTCCGACACACCTCGTTGCATAGATAGGGCTGTACAATAGTGGTCTATTGCACGCTTAATCGGTTCTATGTTAGTGGTATTTACGCTTTGTCCATTGGGCAAATTGGCTTTTTTATTATCAACAAATTGTTGTGTAAGTTCTTCATAAATTTGTCCCAACGATTTGTTTGTGTCAGCAAACAAAGCATCAACCTGTTCGGGTTTAATACCGAGTAAGTTAGACAAAGTATTTCGGCTTGCATCAAGGCTTTCACGCATTTGTGCCATTTGGTCAGGACTTTTCACTTGCGTGCCTGCTATGTAAGCATCGTTATAGCGAATGTCAAACTCATTCGGTTTGCTCTTTTCGTTACCAACCTTGGCAAACAAGTCAAATGCTTGCAAAGTCTTTCGTGTGGCAATGTATTGCGATATGGTTTCACGCTGTGGCTTTGAAAGGTTCTCGTTAGCCAATACACCATTTTGATAGGCTTGCAAGTTTTTGTCGTTGTCAATCAATCGGTCAACATCGGCTTTTATGCCATTCCAGTCCGTTTCACCCCATGCAGCACTCCCTTGCGCGTCATATTGTGCAAGGCTTTTATTTAAATTGCTCTTTTGATTGTAGTAGCCAACAGTTCCAACAAGGTTGTTTTGAGCCACCAAATAAGCATTGCTAACGAATGCGCCCCATAGTTTGTCAAGTTGGTCAGACTTAATATCGTCCCAACTTACATCTCCAACCGTCATAGCATTCAACATTTCGCTAAGGTTGGTTTGTGCATAAAAGGTGAGAGTGCCACCCATACCAGCACGTTTTAGGTTGCCACTCACATATTTACCCACTTCGGTTGCAGCCTTACCAACATTGGCAGCTTTGCTAAAAGTTTCGGTTATGCGTGCAAATGAGGACCCGTCAATAAATCGGCCAACACTTTTGTTCCATACACCTTTGGCCACGTTTGCTACCTTACCATCAACATATTTTGATAATGGCATAAACACTTCGCCTACACGCATACCGACCCATTGCGACCACTCTCGCAACATAGTGTCTGCTTCAACCTTTCCATCGGGGGCCTGGTTCATGTGGGTAAAAGGTTGGTCGTTCACCTTTATGCCTTCACGATTAATCTCCACCACATTAGCTTGCCCTGTGCGGTTGTTCGTTACGTTAGCAATAGCGTGTGGCACTGAAAGCACTACACCTTCAACACTACCTTGTGCAGCCTTGCCTACTATGGTCGAAACCCCATTGGCCACTCCTAAACGGCCAGCCATATAGCCAGCAGCACCGCCTATGCCACCTTCACGCATGGCTTGACGTGTACCCTCAGCAAGGGTGGCTTGCACCAGTTCTTTTGCGCCTAATCGCTTTGCTGTATTGGGCATATAGCGCAATGTGGCCTTTTTAACAAGTCCACGCATACCGCCTGTTAGAATTTTACCAACAGCCTCTGTGCCTTTAAACAATGGCAGTCCAGCTTGAATACCGAATTGAGTTAAACCACCTAAAGAATATCCCGTTCCATAATAGTCTAACTTTTGTCTGTACTCTTCGGCCATATTGTCTAACTGAATGGCAGTAGCTATCACTTTCTTAGCATTTGCTTCGCCACCAAACTTTTCAATCAAGTCTTTGGGCGGATTGTTGGCTATTTTGTTCAATGATACAGCATCAGCCACACCAAGCAACCCAAATGTTAAGCCATTCAAGTCTGTCAATCCGTTCCAAAACTGCAAGGCTGCACTATAATTGCGTTTTTCAAGGTAACGTGGCGCAACCTCTAAAAACTTTTCGTAACGGCGGATAACAGAACGTATGCCATTATCCTCTTCCACACCTTTGCCCATTATGCTAAAACGCAATTTTGTATTAAGGTTATGGCTTATTCCATTTAGCACATTTAGCGTCCGCTCGGCTTGCTTCATTACTGCTTGCGTCCGTTCTTTATCAGTGAGCATGTTGTATTGCTCATTCATTTGCTTGCGGTTGTGCTTCAAAAACTCCACCTCTTCGTTTTGCCCATTGCCAACATTATAATAGCCCACATTGGCTTGTCCTTTAAGCATTTGGTTGTAGTAGTCGGCTTCATCTTTGTAGGCAGCCTTTTGGCTCTCGCTTAAATCTTGCCACTTTGTAGTGTTGGCCCAAAATCTTTCGGGGTTGATGATGTTTGATGTTGAATAAACATCGCCTTGCGCTGGGTTAGCTTTACTCTGCTCGTTTGATTGAAGCAACTCGTTGTAGGCTCGTCTGTTATCGGCCACAGTGGCACGGCCCGTGGTTTGCACCAAAGGTGTTTGAATTAGTCCAGCACGAGTTACGAGGTAGGGGTAACTTGCTCCATTAATAATACGTGGGTCGCCACTCTTAAAGTTGTATTGTTCGTTGAGCCAGTCTGAAACGGAATTGCTACCACGGAACTTGCGTGCGTTACGTGTTCGTTCAACAAGATTGGTCCATTGCTTTGCTTCACTTTCAAGGTTGCTTTTATTCAGTGAACGCAACTTTAATTGGGCAGTATAATCCAACCATTCAGGCATTTCGCCTCCATTGCTATAAAGATAGGCTGCATACCATTGGTAGTACTTATTCTTTTCTCTTGGCGAAGCATCAAGTATGGCATCAGTTGGGCGATAAGTATCATCAGTGGGAGCAGTCAAGGCTTCATAATCTCTGCGAATTTCGGGATCTTTAATGTTGTACTGCAAGTCATATGTGCCTTTTGCTTGCTGCATGGCACGTAACGTAAACACATAGTCCTGGTTGTGAGGTATTGTTTTTCGGCTAAACGAAATGGGCCACACCTCTGTACCACTCTCCGACTGAAATGGTTGATTGCCTGTTTCAACTACTGCGTGGCCTTGTTGTTGCACTTTGGCTTGTTGCTGTGCAAGTTCTTTTTGAAAGGCATTAAATGCAGCAATTTCATCGGGGTCGTTTCTTCGCTTTACATTTTCCACCTCATTATTCCATCTCGCGTTGTATTGTTGCTCTGTTTGGCCAGTACTTAAGGTAGGCTTTATGTTGCGCCACGTCCACAACTTTTGTCGGTCATTAAGGCTCATAACTTGCTGCCGTGGTTGTGGCGCATTCATTGTGGCTTGCGGTGGCATTGCTTGCGATGAGCTTTGCTGATTATGCACTTGCGCTATCTGTTTATTGCCTTGCTCCGTTTGCCCAACTTTGCTCGTTATGGGGAGTGATTGCTGGAATTGTGCCTGTTGCGGTTGTTGTGGTTGCGGTTGATTAGGTTGAGCATTTGTGGGTTGTGAAGGTTGGACTTGTTCAGGCTTTACCTTGTCGCCCATCATATCTTTTTCAAACTGCTCAAACGTGCCAACATCATAATCCTCATGAATGGCATTCCACAAGTTTTTGCGTGCTTCGGCACTTTGCATACTCTTTTCAAACTGCTCGGCTGTGCCAAGGTCAAAGTCGCCTTTTAACGCTTCATATAAGTTTCTGCGGTTATTTTTATCTTCAATCTCGTTAATCATAATCAGTGTCCGTTAAATCCCTTTACTACTTTTTTCTTTTTATGTTCAGTAGGCTTAGGCTGCGGTTTGGGTTGTTGCCTTACTTGTCGCCCTGCTGAATAAACGCGTGTGTTTTTTACTCGCTTCACTTGGCCCGTTGTACCATCTACAACAGTACCAGACGTTTCAGTTTTTGGATAAGTTCCGCCAATGCGTTCTGTTTCTGAAACCGCTTCGTCACGTGTGTAAACGTGGTTTACCACATCACCATCTTTATTAAACACAGGGTATTTGGGGGTTGAACCCTTGCCACCGCCTTTGCCACCACTACCTTTTCCGCTACCAGCCTTATTGGCTCTTATTACGGATGCTGCTGCGGTGGTAGTTGCAGCATTGCCACGTTTTTGGTTCAATTCAATTTGGGACTTTTGCACGGCTGGCTTACCCTCCTCCGTCACCTTGCGAGCTTCATTCAATCCTTGCTGAGTTTCTTGCGTCTTAACATAAGCATTAGCCTTAGTTCTGTCGTTCTCGTTCTGTGCATTGCGTCGGTTAATGAGCGATTGAAGGTTGCGGTCTTTCTGTGCCAAATCAATCAATGCCTTGCGTGCCGTATAATCACGATTGTTGAGGTTGAGCATGGCCTTGTCATAGACATCTTTTGCCTTTGCTCTGCGTGCCAAATAATCGTCATATCGCTTTGTGTAAGCATCGCTTAAAGGTGTGGCCGTTTTAACGTTTGGGGTGGGGGCATAACCCTTAGCTGCCCCAATCCGTGCAAGGGCCGAAATGCCATCACCTATCGAAGCAATGAGGTTGTTGCGATACTGCCGTTTGCGCTCCTTTCGTTCCTCCTCTTCATTGTACGATGCGTTCAGCCTATCGCGCTCCTTTTGCAGCGTGTCAAGGTAGTCAAGCAACCCACCTGCATACTGCTGCGTGGTGGCAGGAGTGGGCGCGTTTGTGTCGGTGGGTAAACTATCAGTCGTTGGTTGAACAATGGGTTCGCTCGCTGATTGCTCCACCTTGTTTTTATCTTTTTCGTCAGTGTCGGTCATAATGTAGTTCCGTTAATTCGCTTCAAGTATTCATTTGATTGCTGATTGGCAAGTACTTCTGATAAATCTTTCGTCCTTTGCCACGTCTGCATTTCTGCTGGTGTAATTGATGGGTCATTCACCTTTGCTTGCTTTTGTGGCTTACTATCAATCGCATTTGCCATTGTGCCTATGGCCGAAATGGCTTGTGCGCCAGTGTCGGAAATGTTCTGTGCGCGTTCCGACTCCATGTTGCCCAATTCATTGTTAATGGCGCGGTTCTGATTACGATAACTCTCTTCCACTTGTTCCTTGCGAGCTTCGCCTTGCGCTGCAATGGCACTGGCAGTGTCGCTCATGGCCTTAGCATTAGCCTCTTTGGTGGCAGCAACACTCTCTTCAGTTCCACCCACCACGGCTTGCGTTCCTGCTGCTTCGCGGTTGCGATTGCGAATGGCTTCTTGCGTTTGCCGTAACAAACGTTGTGCATCAGCGCGTTGCGTTGCGTCCTCATTGTAACGTCTGCTGTACCATGCTTCGTTTTCAGCCTTTTCACGTGCCAACTGCTTTTTCTTTTTACGTGCAGCTTGTGCCGATTTTATGCCACTAAAAATAGAACTGCCTATTGCAGTAGCAGCACCAATAATTGCTCCAATCATAAATTCTGTATTTTAAGTTATATTTTGAGCGAATGTACAATGCGCGTTTCATAGGTGTTTTTTATTTCCAACTTTATCTACTAAAATCTATTAGTAGACAACTTAAAACGCTGCCGATAACAAAGAAAAATGCTAACGATAACAAAAAAAATTGTTACCGTTAGCATTTTCATTTGCTCCTATTACAAAAAATCAACAAGCGTGAAACTATTATCATCGAAGATAGGATGGTTGTTGTATAGCTTACTCCATAACCATGGAATCGGGATATATGTATGCCAAGAGTGTCCGTCTAATGGGAGAAATCCTTGTCTACATGGAATCTCATTATACACGTGATATATAGTCCATTTGGGGTGCTTGTGGGCAATGTAAGTGGGAATTAGCAGATTAGTATAGCGAGCTTCAAACCATGCTCTAAAAACTCTGCATAATACAGGGTCTCCTCTCTCCAATGTGAATGAAACATATATCGGTTGTCTAAGGTTACGTGATGCAAAATATATATCGTCTAATATATTATCAAGCGTTTTTTTGCTTGTCCATAGGCCGTGTGCAGCTCTCCATATACCATGCTTATCAATAGCGAATCTTATGTCAAAATATCTACATCCCATATTGATTTGGGATGCGATATCGCGGCCTTGGCATTTCGAAAATGGTGTTGCTAACAACGATATTAATCCCTTGCCTTTTTCGCCTGTCGCACTATTGTGCGTACCTATTTTAGGTAGTATACAATCCATGTCTTTATTGTTTTTGAGTGTTACTTTCTTTCTTAGGTGCGAACGAATCGCATTCACGTGATGGCGAAATGCCAAAATCGAAAAGATATTATAACAAAAAAGGGTAGGAAACAATCCTACCATTTTTATTATCGCTTAATATTCCAAATTGGTTCAGAACCACCACCTACCATGACATCAATGTTGGCACCGTTCTTGTTCGATACGGTCTCAATCCATTTAAGATTGATGAATTGAGACGCGGTTAAGTTCATTTCTTGCATATAAGCCTTGTCTGCCTTAGCCTTTTGCCTTTCGGCCTTTTCACGTGCAACTTGAACTTCGTATTCTCGTTCTTGTGTTTGTTTTGCTTGAACAACCTTTGCAGTTCTGTTCATTTCGCCAAGTTGTTCCTTGTTAGGGGTAGCCTTACCTATGATTACCTCTTTAATAACAACTGGCATTTCTTTCTGTTTTGAAAGTTGCTTGACGTATTCTCGCATTTGCGTAAGAATTTTATTGTCTATTTCGTTCAACACGGAACGATTCGACATTAAATCAAACGGAGAATGTTGCGATATGTGGTCGCGGACAAGGTTACAGAAGTAGTTATACAAGTTTACGTTAAACCAATCAACTCCATAGTTCTTTACAAGGATTGGAGACTTTCCTTTCTCTATTTGTGTGATGATAACGGAGTGAAAGTCAAGTGGTGTGTTATCATCTGAAAACAAATCGTCTAATGTTATCTCATGGCGAACAGGTACGATTTTGATAGGTATAGCATCTGTCGTTAGTGCGCACCATGTTAGTCCAGAAGACACAGGTATATCGTCAACTCCACCATGCCCGAAGAACCAAGGGTGCTTAATAAGCACGGCTTCTTCATCAGCTTCTGGGCGAACTCCACTGCATGAAGTATTCATTAGCGAGCCTAATGCGATGGCTGCTAAAACAGAAAGTTTAATCTTTTTCATTTTCTTTGTATTGTTTTTTAGTACCTACCAATTTAACGGTCTCTTCATTCAAGGGAAGACATTGTTTAAAAACTCTTTGTGTTAAAGTACCAAGTTTTTCATTTAAATCACAATAAAAAACATTTGCTCCCGTGAATAAAATATTACCTGTGTGAACTGCAATGCGCCAAACTTCGTTACTATTGCGTACTACACATGATTGAAATTTGGTTGGCAAAAATGTATATTCAGCACTGCCAAATATTTTAATGAGGACATCATTCTCATTTTCTCCATTTCCCTCGTCAAACAATCCATGTTCGTCTGTTTGAAAGTAATAGATAACCCCGTTATACTTATCGGCAAAAAGTTGATTGCCATAAACCTCGTTCCATGTCTGAGGTGTAAGAATGTTTTCTGATAGCCATGAAACGTTTTTGCCGTTGCGCTTTAAAAAGCCACCTTTGACGTATCCAGACTTAATACGTCTTGCCAAGTTTAAATCAAATGGTACGATTTTTGAATTTTCTTTTGTCATATCTTGTTTTTATGTAATTAATAAAAGTGTAATCTCTCTCTGTTAAGAAGTCGGGAGCAAATTTTTTAATCTCCTCTAAGTGTGCGTATACGGTACGAGGATAGGCTAATGAGCCGTCACATCTTCTACGCATATAACTTCTAAGTATCTTCTCTCTGTCCATTACGATAAAAGTTTATCTCTTCGTCTGTTAGTTTATGGTCGGTTTGCGCATACACGATATGTGCAGCTTTATCAGTTTCGTTCATTTGTAAAAATTTTATAACGTTAGTTGGGTTAAGGAAATATATTTGTTCTGTTACATCTTCAAGAACGTCAGCAACCTTACCTTGAAGTGGGAAAGGCTTCGGGAAATGATAGGTTTGTAATCCTAAATCCCTACGAACTGAAAGCATGAACACACGTTCTCTGTTTTGTGGAACACCATAGTCTTTAGCGTTTAGCACTGCCCAATAATTATCATACCCCAAATCATTGCATACTTGTAGTCATTGGTTGAAATGTGGAGCGTTAACCTTGTTGCATAGTGCTTTTACGTTAGCACTTCTCTCGCTGCCTGATAGCTTCTTCGCCTCCACATATCCACGAATAAAACCCTTAAGGCAGGCCTTTGCCATCAGTGGCGTGCAAGTGCGCTGCTCGCCACACTCGTCACAGCGTATTCGGTCTGCAGCCTCACGCGCCCTTTGTTGCGGTGTTCTTTGCATCAGCTAAATTCTTATAATGTTCGATAATGTGCCCAAATTCTCTGTAAGCCTCGCTGCGGCCCTTGTAGAAGCCATGTTCTTTGCCAGCAATGTAAGCCATGTACGCACCATAAACGAACCCAACAGCAGTAGAAATTATTGTTATCATGCCTTGCCCTCCTCTTCTTTGTCCTTACCAAAAAGCTTGTATGTGCGCTTCATCTCAGCATCGAGGTAGGCTTTCTCCTCCTCCTTGTTCATAAGACCTTGCACATACTTCATATCTCTGTCGAACATCTTTATTCGGTCAGGCACAGAGGCCACTCCCTTGTATTTATTTAAGCCGCACAGAGCGCGCTCGCACAATTCAGCAAGTGCCGAATAGCACTGGTCAAAATCCGTATGGTCAGAGTTCTGTATAGCATTGTCAAGCACTGCATACAGATCTTTCAGATGTTCTACTAAAAGTCTCGTCATGATTATTCGTTTGAACTGGTTATAACTAATTCTACTTCTGTTATATCGTTTTGTTTTTAATCATTATCGGGCAGCCTTGCCCGTCACATGATTTAATTTTGCTCATTTTCGTCAAGCTCTTTAATCAACTGCTCGTAGCTTTTGGTAGTGCCTATCAAGCGTTCGGTAATTTTGGAGAGTGGTAGTTTGAAGTCCCACAGAATGTCTCCACTACAACAATTACTACTATCATAGAATGTTACTTGTTGCTTGTTATCAGCACAAACTCTTACTTTCCAATGGTCATAAATTGATTCTCTCACCAAACAAGGTTGCAACTTTTGTGGGATAAAGTTTGAATAGTCGCGGTTGTAAGTAGGGACTTCGATTAGGAGGTCATAGTCTGTTTCTTCATTAAGAAGAATCATACCATCATCTCTAACCGCGAACACACCTTCACTTCCGTCTTTATTCGTCACAAGCGCAACTATGTTTTTGGGCGGGTCAAAAATATCTTCATTTTCCTTTCTGTCAAAGCAAATAATTCTTGCTTGGCGTCCGTCTCGCGTAACGATGTGCCCTTTAACCTCCACGTTCGTTATTTTCTTTGCAAGTTCAAGGTTGAAGGGTACTCTCTTAAATGTTGTTCGTGTCATTCTTCTGGTTTTTTTGTTGTTCCAAGTAAGTGTTCGTTACCCTCATAGGGAATACACTGCCTCCACCATGAGCTAATGCAAACAAAAACGCCCTCCTTATCACCTAAGTGACAAAAAAAGTCACACCCCCATTTTCTATCATCTCTATCTCGCACAAGAACTTTATCGAACGGCTTGAACTGATGTTTCGGTTGTGTGTCAGTTACTTGGTTAGTCACTCCAAACTTGCTCCAATCGCGTTGTGTCTTGGATGGGAAAAGTGTAAGCTCAGCATCTGTTATATTACTTTTACCATCTTTTGTAAAACTAACTACTTTTCCACTACTTATGACATAACAATATATAGGATATGTAGAAGGCGTTGTAATCGGAGCACCCGCTAAGCTTAATTCACCATGTATTGGACTATATAGTTTTGTTCCATTTGGGCAATTTTTCAATATTTCTGCAATATTCATTGTTTCTTGTTTTTATTGTAAGACCATTCATTCATTTGCTTCAATCCAGTCCATTAGCCAAAGCTTTTGCTTTTGGGTGGCATGGAAGCAATTTTGTATATAATCGTAATAGTCTGCGTATGGGGCACGCTGAATTTCACCACCATAGTCCTTGTGTGCATGAGCAATGTAATGCATCTTGCCAGCATCGTCAATGTGATGTATTTTTATGAGCGTTCCATCGCAATTACGCACAATATCACCTTTACTTACCATATTGGGTTCAAGATGAACGCAGAATTGACATCGCAAAAAAGAACTTTGCTTAATAAACGCGTCAAATTCATCGATGGTGTGCTCACCCTCCCAAAATAGGGATGTGAAAGCCCCATATCTTCGTTTATCGTCTACAGACCAAGGTCTGCCATACACAGTCCACTCTCTGTCCAAAAAGCGTGCTTGTGCAATAATTCCATTGGTCATTATCCAATCGTACATGTGATTTTTTAAATTATCCCATGTGTCGCAGTAGTCAGGAAGAGGCAACGTATTTCCCCTTACAAGCAAGGGGGAATATTTACAATCGCCATGTGTCCCGAAATAAAACATTCGTTGTTTCTTTTCCATATTGTTTTGAGGTTATTTATTTGTTAAACTCGTCAGCAAGGATGCTCTCCACGTATTTAACCACGCGTTCGTATTCTCTTCCGCTTTCTTCGCTATCAGCATAAGCTTTCTTTATTAGCTCTTCACCATTGCCATAAAAGCAGCCTACCTTCCACATCTTATTACTACGTGTCCACGTGAAATATCGTCCACTGCTCCACCAATTTTTGAATACAATGTAATCGCTATTTTTATAGACCTTAGCATCTCCACGGACCTTAGCATTGCCATAGACCTTAGCATAGTCACGGACCTTAGCATTGCCATAGACCCCAGCATTGTCATAGACCTTAGCATTGCCATAGACCACAGCATAGTCACAGACAAAAGCATTGCCATAGACCCCAGCATTGTCATAGACCTTAGCATTGCCATAGACCACAGCATAGTCACAGACAAAAGCATCTCCACGGACCTCAGCTTTGCCATAGACCTTAGCATAGTCACGGACCTTAGCATTGCCATAGACCTTAGCATTGCCATAGACCTTAGCATTGTCATAGACCCAAGCGTTGCCAAGTTGTGAGAGATTATCTTCTGATTGCACGAACCCTCCTTTATCGCCAGCCTTCACATCAGAAAAATCCATTAAAGCTTCAATTCGATAAAGTGTAAATCCGAAGTGTACAATCGTTTCATTCGTTAATTTGTACTTTTTCATTTTGATAGATGATTTCTTTTGTAATTATTAATTTGCTGAATGTCGCTTTCTGTGAGTATTGAGCTATCGTAAGCATCAATCTCGTAAAGGTGCGCTGCAACGGTACGCGGAAACATTAGCTTACCGTCACATTTGCGCCTTGTCCATGCACTAACTTTGCTTGATATTGTAGTCATGTTCTGCAATCATCTTTTCAAGTTGTTCTCTGTTATGCTCGGTAATGGCTTCGTATCTTCTGCCATCGTCATAGCCTTCGGCACGGCCCTTCGCGTAACCGTCACGATAGCCTTCTTTATGGCCGCGCTCACGGCCTATTGTGTAGCCTTCTTTCCAACACGATTGGCGAAGGCGCGCCACTTCATCGGCCATTGCCTCTTCGGCTCGGTAGCGGCCGAGCTTATACGTGAACCGTAGCACGACATATATGGTTGTGGAGTAAAGAAGGGCGTAAAAAAGAATTGTCAGTACGTCTTTTAACATGGGTATTATCGTTTATTGTTCTTTTTGCAGTTCGTCTAAGAGGTTCTCTGCGCAAGCCTTCGCCCACCATAATTCCTCATCGTTCGTATTACTTGCTGAGAACTTTTTAATTGTCAGCCAGCCAAACCATGCTTTGCCTTGTACTGCATAGATATCCGTGAATAAACCTTCGTATTCTTTAATTCTAAATTCATCAAAGTCGTTCATTGTTGGTTTTATAGTAGTTATAACTTATTGTGTGAAAGTTTCTCGTAAATGTGAATTTCTGATTTCATGCGCTTTAAGAAGTTGCGCACCATTTGTTGCCGTTCGTCCTTGTCTCCTACGCGGTCAACCATGAGTAGTAAGACATCTGCGAAGAAATCGCTATCTTCGCAAGCGGTTTCAACATTTGGCACGTTATACATTTGTTGCGAGACTTCTTGCCATGCTCTACGCGCTAAACGTGTCTGCTCTACAGCTCGTTTCCACTTCTGCTTTTCTTCTCGCTTGAAGTCCATGCCTAAACTTCTGACACGGCTATAAGCGTCTAACAAAAATGTGTCTGTTACATCAGCCATGAGAAACGCAACATTGGTAAGAATGCGCAACTCATTAGGAATCTGATTAGTGGGTGCTAATTGCTCTTTCATAGTTTGTAAAGTCTTATTGCTTGTTTGATAGCAACAATAGCATTGGTTATTGCGAACTTTTGGTGCTTATGTGTAAGGCTTGTGAAGTCCTTGCTTTTGAGCAATTGTGTGAGTTCTTTGTGCAAGCCTTTTACTACTTCTACCTCTTCCATAATAGTTACTTATTACCTGTAGAACCAAATCCGTCTTTATCTCTTTCGGAAATAGCGAAATCGTTAGTTACTTCAAAGTATTCTACTTCGGGTATCGGCATAATAACGGCTTGTGCTATGCGTTCGCCAACGTTATATTCGCAATTCAAACCTTTCATCACAACGTGAACTTCTCCATGATAACCGCTATCAATCACGCCCACGCAATTTGCTTGTAAGGCGCGGTGCTTGAAACTTGACGAGCGCGGATAAATAAACATTGCATAACCTCGTGGAATATCGAAAGCAAGGCCAGTGCCGTAAATGGTTGCCCTGTGTGCGCGGTCAAGCGTTTTGCTTGTTGCATAAAGGTCGAAGCCAGCATCTTGTACGTGTTGTTGTTCTGGTAGCTTTGCTTCGGGAATAAGTTTTTTAGTTGGGATTATCATTTTATTAGAATAATTTATGGTGAATAACTTTAGGAACTTTGTCTTTTGTTCCTAATTTTTAGAAAGTTTCTATTCTCGCATTCTTGTAGGAGTGGTAAATCTTCTGTTAATATTGCAGTTGGTGTTTCGCCACCTACATTAACGTACTCGGGATTGATGCCGAAACGATTGCAAATTTTGTGACGCGTGGCTCGATTGCACTTCCAAAAGATTGTAACTTTCGTATATTTCATCTGAAAGGGTGAAAGGTGAAACCTACCTTGCGTGCATTGTTTTCAACTTCAAGATTTCTTCTTGTGTCATCTGTGTAATAGAACACAAGAGAAATTTTTGCAGTTTCGGGTATATAATGTCTTCGCTTCATTGCTGTACGATACCATTTTCGTTTTGCGCTATAAGGCTCACGAAATCGAATCTTTGTTCTTTGGCTATCACCATTTAGCAACCTTATGTATTCCATTCGTCTTGTCCTTCTGAGCTTTTCTTGTATAGCCTGCATCATTTCTTGAAACTTTTTCGTCTTATGGAATTTTCTGCCGCCAGCGAGGAATTTTTCAAAATCACGTTGTGATACGCATTTTGCAGCGTGTCGGCAACACGAACTGATATATGCAGCATCTTTCTTTATTCCCAATGTCTGTGCAAATTTTACTACCGTTCTCTTTGAGCAACCTAAATTCTGAGCTATTGTATCGTTATCTGTTACTGGGAAATACTTCCTGAAATACGCTTCGCCCTGTTTGGTTAAGACAAATCTTTTGTAGTTGTTGTCAGTTGTTATGTAGAGTTCGTTGAAATTATTCATTTTTGCGTTTTAAGCGTCTATTTTTGTCTAAGGTTATAACTTATGCGTCTACTTGAAGAAAGTTGCTCAGAAACAAAATAAATAACATTCTGAAGGTTTTCATCTATGTGAACTTCCTCGGAAAATTATAACCTTACACATTTCGTTTAACCTATCAGCAACACGTGTATCATACTTCTCACGGATTTCACTACCTGTTAGATTAGTCGTGACAAAAGTGAATAGTTGTTTGTTGTAGCGTTCTTCAATCAAATCAATAATAGGGGTGCTTACATTTCCGAATTCCATTGCTTCTGTAGGTTCGTTCCCCATATCTTCGATACCTAACACTGGGATAGCCTTGATGCGTTCCCCGTCATGTTTGTATTTCTTCGTTATATCTTTCGCTGAAATAATCCTTACTTCGTTTAAATGCTCTGTTACCATTTCGTTAGGAAACATTCCACGTGCGCTGAGCCAATTGACTGCGTTTTGTATAGCAAGCAACAATGTTGTTTTGCCATTACCACATGTTCCACAAAAGAGCATACCAGTTAGTTTAGTATCTTTTTGCGTAAGGTACTGCACACACTCTGATACGACTCTTGTTGTTTCAGCGTCTATCTGTAGTTGTCTACCTCTTCGTTTCACCTCTGCTGCGTATGCAGCATATAGTAGTTGGTATGCTTCATTCGTTTCCATTGGAATGTTAAAGCCTTTCTGTGTAGTCCTCTGCTGAAGCAGCTGTGACACCATATCCCCTACGCTTGGAATCTTTGAGTTTTTTGCTTGTGTCATTTTTCTTTTTGTTTTCTTGGTCTATTTGTATTCGCAACCAATTTGCAAAATGGTATCGTACTGCATCTAAGTTTTCATGTTTGATAGTTCCTTGTATTTGGCAGTCAGTTATAAAACCTGAAAACATCTGCTCTAATTTTGTTAGGCTTATGTGATACTTCATACATACTATTTCTTGCCAACTTTTTTCTTGTTTTATCTCGTTGATATAGTTTTGTAGCTTTTCAAAATCGCTTATCTCTTCAAAATTTTCTTCACGCGTGTTTACTACTACTTCTTCTACTCCTATATCTTCTTTTTTATTTTTATTCTTGTTTTTATTCTTGTTTTTATTTTTATTCTTGTTTTTATTATAGGGTTGTGTCGGATTATCCGAAGTAACCCGCGGGTTATCCGTTGGTTGATTTTTATTATCCGTTGGTTGTGTCGGATTACCCGAAATTTTCTGCATCATAAACTCTCTGTATCTTTTCTTTGCTTCTACTGCTTTACGACTTTTTTCTTTTTGTAGCTCTAAAAACTTATTTTGTTTGTCCTTATCGTTGTCAATAGATGTTCTTATGTTATCCATTAACGATTCAAGATAGTAAGCCATTTCTTCAGTTTTAAGTCCGAAAGCATACTTGCAAATAGCTTCATACATTTTAAGTTTCTCTTCTGGTGGAAGACGTTGTAGCTGCGTGTACCAACGTTCGTAGAATACGAAGCATTTCTCTTTGTTGTTCATGTTATCTCACGTTAAGAGCTGTTGACAGATATTCGTTTACTTCTTTCTGAAATTCTTCAAAAGAGCGACATACGATATACTTATATTCGTTATGCTTGGTAATATCTATCTCCCATTGCTTTTGGTATTGGCTTTGTTTACCCTTTTGTGTTTTCATTTCAATTAGGAGTGCGCCATACTTATCATTGCTCTTCAATAAGATTAAGTCTGACACTCCTGCAAGTGCGCCCTCTGCCTTTAATTTAGCACCTGTGGTAACGTCTCTGCGTCCGCCATTAGGCACTGCAAACAAAGCGTGTGCAATGTTCGGATATTGATATTTAAACCACCTTACACAAGCTACTTGCAACCTATGCTCTTCGTCATGTGGGTGTTTCCGAATGGGGGTAACATCGTCTGCCTTGGCTCGTAAAATGTCAAGTGTATCTTCTGTAGCGATTATCTTACGCACACCACTAACGGAATATCCAACGTTGTTTGCGATGTATTTATACATCTCGTTGTTGCTTGCTTCTGGTTGTTTCTCTTTAATCTCGTGATATAGTTGTAGTACTTTCTTCCTGTTCTTCTCTCGTAATGTTTTAGAAGGACTTTTTAATTCAGGTATTTTCATACAAATTCTTTGTTTCGTTCTATTTCTATCTCAGCAAGTTCCAACAACCGATGTTCATCGGCTGATGGAAGATAGATACCTGCGTTAATGCTTGACCAATTGCGAAACCGTTCTATTGCAAGTTGCATCTCGTCTGTAGTCAAGTCGCGTGAAGAACGTAAGTAGGTTACTTCTTCGTTCAACACCTTGTCTCGTTTAGAAACTAAAAATAGCTGCTTGTTTGCAGCCATTTTGAAATAGTGTTCTTTGACGTATTCTTCGCTCTCGCCATAGGCACAAGCAAAGTAACCGATGATAAGGTGCAGATAATTATTCTGCTTAATGGTTCGCTTTGGTTTTAGTAATTTTAACTCCAATATGCCAGTATTGTTTTTTAAAATTGCATCAAACCTTTTGCGAACCTGCTCTCTATGTTTAGCTTGCGATAAGTCGTATAGCATCAGAATGGTAAATCATTAGCTACTTGTTGATTGAGTGCTTGTTGCAGTGGTACTTGCTGCACTTGTTGTGGTGCTTGTACTTGTTGTTGCTGCGTTGTTTGTGCTTGTTGGTATCGTTGTGGACTGCATAACAACTCTAACTCAAACACGGCTAAATCAAGGTTGGCACGTGGTTGTCCGTTGTTGGCCATGTAGGCATGGCAGTTTACACGGCCTTGCACACATACTTTCGTTCCCTTGTCTAGGTAGGGTAGTAGATTGTTGTTGTCACCATTCTTGATACACTCAATAAAAAGTACTTCTTCTTCTTTATCTTTGTACTTCATATTGACTGCTATGGTAAACGTTATGAATGGTCTTTCTGTATTACCTTTCTTTGCAGCAGGAGCAACTAAATTGCCTATGAATGTTGCGCTATTCATTGTCGTGTTATTTTAAAAGAAAGTTAAGGCCACAGGGAGAAAATATATACATTATTTTTATGAGCAAAATATGTAGCACTCTACACATTTGAAGTGGCCTTAACTTGTATTTATTCAAAATCTATTATTATTTCATTAGTGTTAAAACTCTTTCGATTTCAGACTTCTTGGTTAGGACGTTGCGCCCAACTTGTGAAGTCTTGATGTTATACTTCTTGCGGTAACTAATCCATGTTAGTGGACTTTTGATGCCTAACATTCTACAAGCTTCTTTGGTGGTAATCCACTTGTCTTCTGGCTTAAGTCTTTCTTCCACCTTTTCAAGAATGGATACAATGCGTGACCACTCTTCTTGCGGTATTGTGATGAATGTCTGTGTCATTTGTTTATGGTTATTAGTAGTCCGCCTTTAACCGTGGACTTCGTTACGTATTGTTCGTATAGGTCTGGGTGTTCGTCCTTAAATCTCTTTGTGTCGAAAGAGATGCGTTCGGTGTCTTCCTTGATTGTTATCTTGCATTTATTTCCTACAATCTGTTTAGTAGCCATATCCACCATGTATTGCTGAACCTCCAACTTTTTTGTGTCGTATGCTTTTTTTGCTTCATCTGCTTCTTTCTTTAGCCTGATTAAATCTTCTTCATCGAAATCAACAAAAGGTGAAGATGTTGGAATTTCGTCTGAATATAGCAACTTCTTTACTTCTTCTTCGCTATGCTCATGAACTGGCCATATTGCTGACTTTTCTCCTTTTAACCAGATAACGCATAGTCCGCTAACATTGATGTCGGGATTAGCCAATTTGAAAAAGTACTTGTAAATTGAGAGTTGCCATGATACGTAATTCATGTTCAACGTGTAGGTAGTCTTAATGTCGGCAAGTATAACTCCACCATTGCCGTCTTCATACACCTTGTCTATTGCTGATGCGTATTGCTCTCCGTCTGTTACAAGGTATTCACTTTGAATATGATGTAACAAGAATTTATTCCTGTAAGATAAATTTATGTAGTTCTTCAATTCAATACTACCATGAGTCCTTATGGAGCATGAGTCCCACATTTCAATAACCTTGTGTATCTCAGAACCACGTATGGCAGCTTGCTTAAGAATATGCTTTGGCACATTCTTGTATTCATCTGGGAATAGCTTATCTTTTATAACATGGGTAATGCCATTAAGCTTTTTCCCATTCAATGTGTAGGTGTGGCCAACTGGGTTGAACACTACACATGAGTCATTCAACTTCATTGCTTCGGATATTTTTTACAGGCGTCAGCCATTGTTTGTGAAAATTTTTCGTTGAGATGCAAATCAGTGTACGTATTCCAAATTTTGTTTAAAGTCTCTCTGTTATTCGCTTGTGCAATCAAGTTAAGTGCTTCTTGCAGTCTGTTATTGTTAGCTTCGTGCGTTCCGTCATTGGTCGCGTCAGCGTCTTTAGTGTCGTCAATAAGGAATAATCCGTTAAGCGCATACTTACGTGCGTATGAACTTGCTGCACCTGTTATCTGACTTCCGTCCATTCCTTTCTTAACTTCGTCCTCTCGTGCATAAGCGTCAACACTAATAGCGTTAGCAGTATTGCAGTCTTGCAATGTCGCGGTTGCCTTAACGTATATTCTACTCCCTAATGCAATCAGTTCGTCTGATAGAGTGAGAATTAAATCATTCACTGCGAGCAATGGCTTTACGCTATTCAGTATATCTTCAGCACTACGATAGCGGTATTTGCCGAAGCTGTTGTACTGACCTTTCGGTGCTTTTAGTTCTTTCTGAACGATAACAACACGTTCAGCGAAACTCTTTTCAATGTCTGTATTCTTTTCTTTTGTTGACATGATTTAAGTGTTTTGGTTTGTAAGTGCTGCAGGAGTCGAACCTGCTAATGTATGAATCTTCATATCCGCCTATCCGATTAACGGCCTATAGCACTTATTTCTATTTGCTATTCTCACGAACCGCAAATAGCAGATAGTATGAAATTATGAGTAGATTGTAAATTAGTAACGCGGTCGGGAATCGAACCCAACTAATGTTCTATGTATCAATAGACCATGTCGGCTAACTACATGGCTGTGGCCTATCCATTTTACCACCTATCGCGTTATAAGTTCACGCTATATTCACATACCACGTGAACGTTAAAAACATCAAATCATGAATGGATAACTAAAAAAAACTTGTCCCCACTGATAGAATCGAACTATCTGCACTTTTAAAAATACATGGAATTTAAAGTACATTATTAACAAAACTAAAGTGCAACAACCATGCGTGGGGGTATTGTTGCTATTCTCACGAACCGCAACAACGATTAGTGTGCAATAACTATTGAAAAAATAGTGGCCACTATTGGACTTGAACCAATGACTAACACATTAATGTGTTGCTCTAACCATGTAGAGTTGCGCTGCTCTAACCAACTGAGCTAAGTGGCCAGTGCATGCGAGTTGGAGCATGCACACATCTAACATTAACAAATAAAGAAAAAGAGTCTTTTAATTTTTCTTGCTATTGTATATCTTAACGAGTTCCGATTCACTTGCATCTGGGTATTGTTCAACAAGTTCGTAGTATGAACCGTTATTCTTCATTTCTGTTATTACATCGTCTACGTAATCGCAGTGACCTGCAATGAGTAATGCGATACCTAAAAAGGTGATTGCAAAAAACGTGTAAATCGCTCCTATGTTCTTTTCAAAAAACTTCTTCATTGTTATATGGTAGGTTTGTTGTCGTCATTAAACTCTTCTCTCATGTATTGCAATGTATCGCACAATTCTGTTACGCTCATGATTGCGTGGTGCAATTCTATGGTTTCTTCTGAATCGTATTGCTTGATTGCAATATCTCTTGACAATCCTTGTAGCTGTTTAAGAATGTTGTAAGCACTTGTTTCAAGTTGCTTTACCAATGTGGTTTGTTTAGTAGTCATTTTATATTAATTTTGATTTGTGCCTATGGACGGATTCGAACCGCCATTTATGGATTAGGGGACCATTATTCTATCCACTTGAATTACATAGGCTTGTCTTGTGCTATTCTCACGAACCACACAAGCGGAGTTGATTATCATAGCTGAAAGTTAGGCTTATTTGGGTTTTACTCTTATTCCTTGATAATTTCTAAGAGCTGCTTGCCGTATGTCTTCTGAAAGACCACCCTGTGTTTGGTAGTTGAGGGCGAGACTAACTGTTGTAATTGATACGTTGAAGTCTTTTGCTAACTTTGGTCTCGTACCATGAGGAACAGATATGTATGGGTGCTTAATCGTTTTCATTGTCATTTATATTAATCTTCTCCCTCGTAATCTTTGTAAGCATTATTTTCGAGTGCTTCATAAACCTCAATGGTTATATTCCACTTATCATCGTAAAGAGATTGGTTAACCAGTTCGTTTACTTTATTCTTATCAACGTTTAATGGCTTTCTCTTAATTTCTTCATTGTTGTAGATGCAATCGAAAACTTCTAACTTATCTATCTCAACTTTGAGGTATTTATAGATTTCGTCATCATCGTCTTCTTCTACTTCCTTAACCTTGATGTCTATTTCGTATTCTCCCCACTTGTTTTTGTCCACGAATGGAAAAAATTCACCATAAGGACTTGGGTTTGAGTACGGATAACAATTAATATCATCAAGAATAGAATTAACAAGTTTGTTGTAAATTCTGTCTTTAAATGTCTGTTCCATGATTTTAAAATTAATAATGTTCGTTGGCAGGGTGGAGTCGAACCACCTACACACCGTCTTGTCTGCCATATAGATACGCTCACGAGGAGCGAGGTTTATTTCAAACTATATGCTATTTTTTTTGTCCAAAATGTCAAAGAACGTTTGCAACATTAGAAGTAACTTCTTACCTTTGCAAGGTAGCACTTGTGTTGTTACGAGTGCAAAGGTATAGCAAGTACCTATCATTTCCAAATAAAATGATAGGTAAATGATACTTTTTAGTACTGATTAACTAATATGATAGGTTTTTGCTATATTGGATTTACAGATAAATAGTAATAATGTTAGGATTTACCTAACATAAAAACAGAGAAACT